TCGATGATGGCATCCGAGCAGAGAAATGTAACTCCGATTTCAAGGAAATCACGATGGGTGAATATGAGGATTTCGTTAATAAAAAGGACTAAGCGTATGGATAAGTTAGAATATATTCCAGGAGATTTGGTTTATATCCATGGAAGTCTTAGAATCGTTAGCAATTGTGATGGTTACTATGCAACTTACTATGATGAAAACGAAAGATTACAAGAAGTTAATGTTAATGTGATAGAAGGTATTCCTATCACTCCAGAGATTCTAGAGAAGAATGGATGGAAGTCTATAAATGGTAAGTATGCTTTAAAGATAAAAAATGCAAATTATGTAGTACTTGAATTTACAGAATATGGTATATACACTTACATAAATGAAAATACCATGCTTTTTACAATAAAGTATATTCACGAACTCCAACATTTATTATATGCCTTGCATATAGATAGTAACTTAAAAATATAATGATATGACAGAAGAAGCAAGAAGAAGAGACGAAGAAGCTGGGTTAGGATGCGCTATATGGGGAATTATAATAATATTTTCTATCATTGGTAGTGCTATCTTAACATATATTATTAATAACTAACAGCCTTCAGGCATAAATAGAAGTAACATGACAGTACAAGAATTAATTAATGAATTATCAAAGGTAGAGGATAAGACTATGGAAGTTAACTTTCCTTATTCTCATGGAACACAAGAAAACGGAGAGCCTCTAAGTATAGCTGAAGTATCTGTGTACAATGATTGTGTTATAATTTATGATTAACCATCCTGCAAAGGATATAAATATAAGTAATATGGGTAAACAAAGAAAGAACCCACCTTGTCCTGTTTTTGAGAATATTAGATGTAAATATTCTGTGCAAGGGCAAAAGTGTAGAATAGATGGGTGTTATGACCCAGCAGAAATTGATAGAAATAGTAATATTCATTCTAAAATATAATTAATATGGAAGATTATCAGAAAAGAATGCTCGATGAGCATAGTGAGTTGAAAGACCGTTGGCTAAAGTTGAATGCAGCTTTAGCTAAAGATGGCTTCCGTGAGAAAGTTGGGGACTATCAGTTTAAATTGATGAATGAGCAGTCGTTAGGTATGAAGAAGTACTACCTCGCTTTAACTGCTCGTTTGACAGATATGGGATTGTTGAATGGTGACGCAATGCCTGAGAAGTAACTAACCACCCTCTCCTGTAAAAGGGAGAGGGTAAAAAAGAATAGAATATAGTTATGACTTTAATGAATTTACAGAAAGAAATTGTTTCTATGATTGCTAAGTGTGGTTCAGAAACTCTTGTTGTTAGAACAGACAGACAGAGTTGGATAAGAGATATAAAATGTCTAAAGCACGCTAATATTGATGGTAGAGAAATGGTAATCATTGATTGAGGAGGAATAGATATGGATTTAGCAATATGTTTTGTGGCATTTGTTCTTATTGGAATAATGGTAAGTATTGACAATATAGCCAAAGAGCTTTCGAAAATAAGAAAAATATTAGAAGAAAAGGAGGAATAGTTATGGGAGTATCAAGGAGAGCCTATCAAGAATTGATAGACGGAGATATAGAATGGCTTCTTAGACAGCCTAGAGACCTCGAAAGAGACCATATAGAGGCAGTGCTAAGAAAGAGTGTTGAACTTTTATATGGGAAGGAAGAATAGAATATGAGTGATAATGTTAAATATTTATGGCTTGCTTGTGATAAAGATGGCGAGCTAGTGTTGTTCAAAGAAAAACCGTTCCGTGATGATTGGTATGGCTTTTGGAGTAAGTGGGAAAGTGGTATTAAGTATAATTGTAATGATGAGATAACAGTTAGAGACCATAGGAACAACAGATTTACTATTCCAAGAAACAATATAGATTTGTCATGGGAGGATGAGCCAATTAAAGTAAAACTAGTTTTTGAAAAGATAGGTGAGTAATGTGTAGAACTTAAAAAACAGCGTATGAAGAAACAAATAATCTTAGACGAGCAAGATATTAAAGAGTTCCACGAGGATGCTGAGCATCTACGTTGGCTGTATAATAGAATGGTGAGTGAGCATGGTGAAAGCGTTAACTTTTATTACATGCACCGCTTTGCCAAGATATTCAATAAATTAAAGCAATTATAGCATATGAGAATAGAAAACATAAAGTTTAAGGCTAAACGTCTTGATAACGGGGAATGGGTTAAAGGTTCTTTGGTTAATACTCCATTCGGTACATTTATTTTATGGTATGAGGGGGCTACCTGCCATAAAAAGGAAGTTAACCCTGAAACCGTCTGCCAACGTACCGGTATGAGAGATTGTTGTGGGGTTGACATATATGAACACGATATGCTTGAATACGACCTTGGCCCTTTTTCCAAAACAAGAGACGTTATGTGGCTCAATGGGACATACCAGTTGAATTTAGAACCTTTATACAGCTATATAAGCCATGGCATACAGGTAAAGGTTGTTGGTAACTTAATCGATAAGTGCTATTAGAAGATAAATAATGAAGATTAGATTAGCTAAGAAGATAATGAAGAAAGTCTATAAAACCCGATATTGGGCTTATAGATTTGGTTATTACCATGGTAAGAAAGATTCCGGTAAAATAGCAGGAGATCATCGCCTTATAAAGGCAATTAAACTAACAAAAAGATAGTGTATGAAAAAAAGAATATTAGATATGTGTTGCGGATCTCGTATGTTTTATTTCGACAAGCAGGACCCACAGGTACTTTTTACCGACATAAGAGAATATCACGACACATTATGTGATGGACGCAAATTAGACGTACAACCCGATATGATAGCCGATTGCACTAATTTGCCATTCGAAGATGAAACATTCAATATGGTAGTTTTCGACCCTCCTCATCTGTTAAAGGTAGGACAGAACTCTTGGCTATGCAAGAAATATGGTAAGCTTCCCGAAAATTGGCAAGCATTCATCAACGATTCTATCCATGAGGGCATGAGGGTGCTGAAAACAAACGGAACGCTCATTTTCAAGTGGAACGAGCAGCAGATAAAGGTTAGTGATGTGCTAAAGGCAATCACCGATTACAAACCGATATTCGGACATCGTACCACCATCAAGAACCAAACTATTTGGATGGCATTCATGAAATAAATAACCCACAATCCCCACCCAGCTATCACAGCCGAGTGGGGATTTCTTTTTGCAATGAAACAATCTACTTAAAACCTAATTAATACAACTAACTAAAAATAAAAAAGTAAAATCTATACCAATCTATCTATATATTCATCTAAATCCTTTTCGTACCAAACTAGCTCGGTCCATCCCTTCCGCTTTTTACCCTTTGGCAGCCTGCCTTCTTTCACAAGGCGGTCAAAGGTAGCCCTAGAAACATGAACATAGCCGCATGCCTCAGCCTTGCTGATAGGCTCGTCTTTGTTGGCAATGCGGTGCAGAAAATCTAACATGAAAGCATTTTGCTGTTTGTTAGTTAAGCATCTTCCGCTCTGAATCCGCTCATGAAATTCCATCAGGAGCGAATCAATCATCTGCAGTTCTTCGCTAATCTTCGCCATAAGCTAGCATTTTTTGTTTCTGTACCAGAGAGTAAACCCAATCGCGCAAGCCGCCAGTATGAACAGGAAAGCGATATAGCATCTGCCCAGCGACATCAGCCTTTGCTCGTTCTTCGTCAGTTGTCGCTCTATAGGATAAGGCACGGAGACTGAATCCGTCTTGATGATCGTGTCCGTCTTCACATTATATATATTATGATACCGGTCACGGTAAACCACCTTGTTATGGAAAACCGTATCACCTTTCTGAAAAACATATACCGAATCCTTCATGTAGATACTATCCAACTTAGCAAAAGTATCAGTCTTCACGATGTATTCAGTTCTAACAGAAGGAACCTTGATATACTCCTTCGTCTTGCATCCTGTAAATGCCAATAGGATAACCCCAATCACCAAGCCGACGCAAGCCCATTTCCAAAACCTTATGTCATACCATTTCATAAGCTATATCTCTTTGTATTCAACTTTAGCATCAAAGCAAGGGCACTCCTTGATTCTCTCCCAAGGATCCACTACGCCGTTATGGTTCCTGTCGGGCGAAATATCCCTGTGCCCCAAGATTTCAGCATCCGGATATTTCTTCTTCAGCTGAGTGAGCAGAGTGATAAGTGATTTCTTCTGTTCCTCAGTTCTGTTGTCTACCGCCTTTCCCTTCTTGTTGATGCCGCCAACGTAAGCCACATTGATAGCCGTAGCATTATATCCCTTCACACCGTTGCTAACCATTTCTACCGGAAGCATCTGGTGAATCCCACCATCAGCAGTAATCACGTAATGATACCCTGGGTTATTCCAGCCTTTGCGCTTAAACTCATCCCAAAGTTCCTTCACGCCCCATTTCTGTGAAGATGCAGTACAATGAACAAAAATTCTCTTGATCAGTCTCATTTCTTCTCCTCCTTTCCCTGCTCCTTCATAATCTCAGCAAAAGCCTTAGCAAGATCTTCTTTATTCTCCAGAAGAATGCTTACCGTCTTCTCCTGCTTCCGTATCTCAGCCTTCTGCCAGCTCTTCTCTCTTACGCTTACAAATTCACAGAACACGCAATAGCCTGCCCATATCATAGAGAAGACAGGGAAGGGGAGAACCGTACAGGCTATCAGGTCTATGCAGACCGTCACCATGAAGGGAGAGAAGTATTTCCTCGCCTTGTCGCAAGTCTTCTTGAATCCTGTACTTGTCGTAGCCAGTCCGTTCTCTTTCGCTTTCTTGATGCCGAAGAACAGGTCCACGCCCATAGAAATAATAAGAGCACCCATGCAGATGGCAATAACCAATGCCGATCTGTACAGGTGCTCTTGTAAAAATGTATGTACTATCTCTGCCATATACCATTATTATTGATTAATGGCTACAAAGATAAAAGGCTTTTTAATAGCTTTTGCCGTGTTCCAACTTAGCTATTCATGTACCACCAGATTTTATCTGTAGGGTGGTTTGTCGATTCGTCACAGAGGAAACTGATAGCCAGTTCCGAAATTCTTTTTCTTGTGGTGTCTTTGTTCTTCGACCATTTGCCCACCACGTCTATATGGTCAGCATAAATCTTATTCATCGTTACTGCAAAATCCCAGAAGTTGTAGTCCGGTATGTTCCAAGATAGCCGGTCATAATCATCCTTCAACTCATCAAACCCGAAGTAAGGCGCATACTTTTTGTGAACATCGTCATCAAAATAATAGATGTTGGCGATACAGGCTCTGCCCAGTTGTTCGTCAAAGTGATGCTTCCTTTCCATCCAGTACAGCAGATTCCTCTGCACAATCCTCTCTTCTTCCTCTGTAAACCCGCACTCATCGTTTCTTAGCATCCCGAAGGCAGATTCTGCTATTCGATAGAGCGATTTTGATAAATCCATAAGCGTAAAGCATTAAAGTGAATATGATAAACACATGGTGCATCTCTAACTGCTCGGGAGTGATGAACCAGTGCTGATAATACAATCTGATTGCGTTGATACCGAAAAAATAGAAGAACGGAATACGGAAAATCCAGCAGTATCTGAAGAAGAAACTTACCGGTATCATGGTCAGTGGCATATAAATGTATGCCAGTACATAAATCCAGATGATGCAGTTCCCGTTGAAATCGGTATCTAATATTGTTGGTCTAGGGATAATGTCCATAGTCCCATACGCCGTACCAGTGACCTAGCATCAATGGGATGGGTGCCCACTTTGATAGAAGTTCATAGAACCTCCAAATCTTCCTACTCAATAAGCCTTCCATAACTAAGGCTTCCTCCTCTTCCGAGAGAGGCGATTCCTGTTTTGTTCTCATTTTTGTTACGAATTTATGGTTTAATTTCATCTTTTACTAACAAATATTAGAATATATATATTATTTTTGTTACAAAGTTAAACTTTTTGTTTCGTAACACCATGAAAACCAGCCTAATATTAAACTTATTTAAATCTTTATGCGCTTATTTGGTCATATTCTAAATAATATGTATATTTGCAACATCTTAATGTAGCATTTATATGGCAAGAGCAAATTACGAATTGATTGACAGACAGAGGGATGATCTGATGAAGGCGTATCGGGAGATAGCTCCTAATTGCCATTCTCAACAGGAGGCTTGGGAAAAGGTGGTTCATTCTCCTGCACCCAGATACTATGTTTCTCCCAAAAGAGCTTGGGATATACTCCGTAGAATGGCAGTCGGCGATTTCTCAAAGGTGGATAGTATGAAACCGATTCGTCAGAAGTTGTACTATACGCTGTTCAATAGGATGAACGAAATGACGCAGCGAAAGGAGTTCGTGGGCAAATCTTTATGGTTTATCTGCCAGTTCCTTGTTTCTGAGCCTGCACCCGAGTTCTTTATCCAGCCAAGTAATCTCAAATTCATTTTCGCTTACTATAAGAAGTATGGAAAAAATTACAGAGAAATGGACCTTCGTAAGAAGAAACTTTCGAACAAAGCTGGTGCTTAGCATCATCTGCCTCGTTCTGTGTACTTGGCACGTCGGTTTCTATCCCGGTTGCCCTTGGCAGAATCATATCCTGTATAGCTTCTTCCATGTCAACGGCTTTCATCTTGCCGTAAACCTTCTGGTGCTTTGGCAGATAAAGAACGATATGAAACCAGTCACTTCTCTGGCTGTTGCCTCTGTCGCTAGTCTGCTGCCCATGTATGTTAGTCAGCCTACAATGGGGCTTTCCGGTTTCCTATTCGCTTCATTCGGTTTGATGTGGGGTAGGACAGGACGATGGAAAGAGGCATTAAAGAAAGCGATGCCGTTCATTATTTGCACAATGGCCGTGCCGAATGTCAACGGACTTCTGCATCTTTGGTGCTTTTTTTTAGGTTATTGTTGCTCATTCTTATGGATTAAAATTATATATATATGGAAAAGGAAATATGGAAACCAATAAAAGGATACGAAGGGCTTTACGATGTAAGCAATTTTGGCAGAGTCAAAATGCTAAAAAGAGTAACAGCTTTTGGTTGTTCCACAAAAATTTATCCAGAAGTGATAAAGAAGCAGTCTGATGATGGAGTTGGGTACAAGACAGTTACATTATCAAAGAACGGAAAGAGTAAAACGTATCGGGTTCACAGACTTGTAGCTGAAGCTTTCATTCCAAATCCAGAGAATAAACCACAAGTATCACATCTAGATGAGTCAAAAGATAATAATAAAGTAACTAATTTGCGTTGGGCGACTTGCAAAGAAAATATAAATATGCCGCTTCATAGAATTAGGGCTTCAATAAGCCACTCTGGAGAAAGATGTTGTAGATTTGGGAAGCGAGGCTATTTAAGCACAAATGGGAAAATTGTTATTCAATTAGATAAGAATGGTAATTTTATTGCAGAATTTGGCAGCCAACTAGAAGCAGCTAGAAGTGTTGGCTCTAAAGACTCTAGCGGTATTTCTGCTTGTTGCTTAGGAAAACAAGAAACTGCATACGGATTTAAATGGAAATATAAAGAAGAATCATGTTTTTAAAAATGTATTTCATAACTCATTTTAAAGGCGACCACTCGTGATGAGCAGCCGCCTTTTTCATGTTATCATAAATTAGCGCGTATGAAAGAATTATCTCATTTTGTCTTCTCGTCTGCTTTGTACCTCCACTATACTGCCAGCAAAGGCATCAGCAGCCTTGAAGTTCTGCAGCGTATACTTGAAAGTAAAGTATTTCCAAGGCTTACCAGCCAAGCTTGGCAGCTTGCACCAGTGCTTGCAGTCGTTGCTTCCGTATATCTCCAGCCCAATCGTACCTTCGTCCGAATCAAACAGATGTTTCACCGCTCTCAGCGATTTCAACGTCATGCTGCCGCCTAGCTTCAAAGGTCTGGTCGTAAATGATCCGCTATAGCTTTCCGTATCTTCGTTAATGTCTGGTTTTGCTGTGAGTGAATAGACGTTTCCTTTAGTATCTTGTATCAGATTATCCGGATAATCATTCACTACCGCCTGTGCCTCTATGCCGCTATTCACCATTGAGAAGGTCTTATCTACCACATTATATATGTATTGGTATGATTTTCCCTTGCTCAATATTCTCAATATAGAGTCTCTGTAATCGTAGGCGATAAAGCATCCTTTCAGGAAATCTAGGAACTTGCCTTCACCGAAGCTTGCAAAGTTTCTCGGCGCTCTTCCCCTCATCTGCTCGCTCATACAGGCTACGCTTCCACCGCTTGCCGCCATCAGTCCTTTCTTTGAAGCAAAGAACACAAGTCTGTCCGTTGGCACCAGTGGCGAATCCTCATTACATACCTCTCTTGATATTGGATAGGCTCTACTATAGAGTCCTTCTGAGTTAACCGATAAGCCGTAGATACCTTCGTCCGTAAATACCATCAATGGATATTGACCAAACTGACCTTGGCTTACCGCCTCCGTGTTGGCAATAATTCCGAGTATCTTTCCGGTTCCAACCGTATTATCTCCCGATGCCTCAAATACAAATGGGTTATTGACTACTGAGGTATATATGTTAGAGTTCAAATCTTCAAAACCTCCAGTCTGTTTGTTTGCTATATCATTACCTGTAGCTAGTAAAGTTGGAGGCAAAGCTGTGAAACTATAGCTTCCGTTTAACATAGGATGTGTTTGCAGGCTGATGTTGTAGTAGTATGTTTTGCCCTCTTGGTACTTATTTACCATGATAAGCATCTCCTTTGCATTTGGATCAGGATAAAAGTACCAGTCGTTATAAGGCTGGTAGTCCTTATCTATCAGCAGAGCGTTAGACAACACCCAAGTGTCCATAGTTTGTGAAACTATATGCACATAGTATTTCACAAACCCATAAGCATTTGTTGGGCTTGTGTAACCAGCTCTGAATATAGTAAACCCTTTGAATGGGTATCTTTTTACTCCTATCAGATTTATTCTGTTGTTATAACTGAACAGTTTTGAAGATGTTAGATTAGTCCATCCGTAATAATCGTCCACCTTTAACTGCTCCTGTTCTTTCAAGTTTGATAGTCTTCCTTCCGGCATGATTCTTACGTCAGAAACAGTTTCATCATAAGCAGAAGCGTCATGCCAGATGTTATCAAGATATTCCGAATTAAGTTCTAACGAGAACAACTTGAAAAACTGTGTCTTTCCTAGGAGTTCGTCTATTATCTTGCGCTCTGTCTTATAAACAGGTTCTATCAGCTCTCTTGCTTGGTAGGTATGCCAATTGAATGATATTTTTTTCGCAGAATAATGATCTGCTGTTACGTAATCATAATAAGTCTTTCCGTTTAGTTCACTTACGGTTTTGAAAGACCAGTCAGAATCTATCTCAAATGGAATAACATCGTCAGATGCAAACACCACGACCTCTTTGATTATATCCTTCCAATCATCTTTATTGGGAAAGTCTATCTTAAAATTGAGGTGAGAATAATTCAATATGAGCATATATTGCCAGGAAGCATCCCCATTCGTGGCAATTTTGTTCGCTGTCACTACCCAGGTCTTTTTGTCAGAATCATAAATACAGGGTCCAAACTTGCAGTTCTTATGTGTTGAAGGATAGCATACGATTGGGTTCGAAATTCTGGCAAACGTTGTTCCGTCAAACATTCTCAATGCAGTACGAATAAAGAAGGGAAATGCAAAGAGATTTTTATTCTTTGTATATTCGATGGCTTCTGCAGCGTGCCCTTTAACTGCATTTTGAAAATTAGTATATTTCTCGGTGTCAGACTCATTCATAATATGATGATAATCAAGAGTGTATTTTGCTGCTCCGTCATGCGAATCCTTTACACCTGTGAAATTTCCGCTTTCGTCATAACACAAATATCCATAACCCTCTGTTTTCACTTCGCTTACAAATGTTCGCATTCTGCATACTGTTCTGTCCTTCTCCAGTTCTGTTTTTTCTTCTTCGTTTGTAAAGGTAAAACTAATATCTGGTATGGGTAGTTCCTTACCTAAGTCCTTATATACATTTCCTTTATACAGAATATAATGCATACCTTCTTCTGTAGCACAGACTAAAGTATTTCCTACGTGCTTAATATCGAGCAGCTTTGAACCTAGTCCTATCGTTTGCGTCTTCCTATCCGTGCTTTGATTATCTTTGAAGTTAATATAGCATTTTAGCTTTGTTCCATTTTCGATATATGTTATAAGGTTCCTGTAGTCAGCCAGTTTGTGAACATAAACCAGCTTTCCTTCAAGAGGAACGCCACCTGTAATTTCCACCCCCTTCTGTACCGCCTTCATTTCTCCATCCTTAAAGATAAATCCGTCACTCTCCAGCAGTTCAGAATCATCTGAAAGCAAGTCGCTAGGTACATTCGTCATGCCCTTGCTAAAGCTCAAAGTTTGTCTTTCTAAGTTTCTTTCCATAATAATTCAACATTTAACATTCAACACTCAACATTCAACACTCCCCCTAAATTTTCGCCGCCGTATGAACACCATCGCCACCACGGCTTCTTCTTTCCGCTTTCTTCCAGCTAGGCTTCTCCATGTCCGTAAGACTCACAAAGAGACCGATGCCGGTACTCATTACCACATCATCATGGTTTCCGTTACCCACGATGTTACCCAAGCTGCCATCATCATGTCGCTCATAGATGCGCAACTCATGATACATTTCCTTGTCTGGCTCCTCATACAGATTATCATCAATAAACTCTTCCAAGTTATCAATCACCTGCTGCTTCGTCAGCTTGTTGGTTTGGAAACCATACTTCGCCAGTACGTTATCTTCCACATTCTCCGAACTGCTCGTTCTCTGATACAGATTATCGTAGTAGTCGGCAATCTCCTGCAGAATAGTCAGAAAGTGATCTCCCTCCGTGTTATTGTTCTTCTCTCGGTCGGCAGTATTACTTTCTATCACCAGCAGCGCATCATCATAATAATGGGCTAGGGCAGCAGCCATCCATGCCAGCTTATCATGTCTAACATGTCCTCTGTATCTCGCTACCACCTTAGGCTTGCCCTTCACGGTAGGAATCATGCCGAATCGGTCTATCACGGTCATAACGGTATAGTCCGATGTCGTACTCTTGCCGCCAATATCAACGCTCACCAAATATCTGTTTTCCACTTGCAGGCAGTTTGGCACAGCCCAAATCTTCAAGTCTCCCTCTCCGTCGTCTCTCAGCTTCACCTTCGAGTTAGGAATGGTGTTATCATCCTTCACACTAATGTTCACTACGATGTCGGCAGTAAACTTAGGGTCTTGCTTATACATAGCCTGCATGTCATCTATAGAATAAGGATTGAATACCAGTCTTCCAGAGTTTCTGAACGCATCTTCCTCATCAATAGGAGCCTCGGTAGCACATGCCGCATGGGTGGTAAACTTGTTTCTGTAGTTTCTGTACCATTCTATAGCCTCAAAGCAAGCACCCTTCTTCCACATTCTCCAGAAGAACTTTCCGGTCTCACGATAACCCTTCGGACAGGTACTTCGGTCTCTGTTCTGCAAAAGCCACTTGGCAAATGCTCTTCTGTTCTCTACAGGAGTCATATCCTTTTCGATGAAGAAACAAGGAATAAAGAGGAACGAATAAGCATCATTATTCTTTGGGTCCATTGCCAACTGGCACTTGTCGTAGAAGAAACCTGAATTACCTCTACCGGTACTCTCGAATATCTCCACGTTGTCTTCCAATGGGTCGATACCACCGGATATAGAAGAAATCACACCCTCAGGATCATGCTCTGGTGTCTTCTTCCAATAGGCCACCTCCGAATAGTGGGCGCAGTGGAAGTTGCTACCACGCACAGAATCGAAGTTCTCGAAGGATGCTACCGTCAGCGTACTTCGTCTGATTGCCTTCACACCATCCGTTACTTGGAAATCGTCAGGAGAATTTTCGTATGGCGAGAACTGAAGTTTTGCGCCCGGATGCCCCACGGTCCACCCCGGCTGCCGCTCCAAAGCTTTTCGGTACATGGCCTTAATCTTCTTGGCGGTATTCTTCTGTTGGGCAAGCACAATAGCATTCCAACCATCGCGCCTATAGTCCTGAATCCATTTGATGTAAAGCTGGGATAGGGTAGAACCGCCCCACTGACGTGCCTTCAGAATAACCACGAACACCGGTTTGTGGGCATTCCGCAGGTCTTCCATAATCTTCAGTAGCTTTCTTTGAGGATAGTTCAGCTTGAAAGGAATCATCTTACCGGTCTTCTTATCCTCAATCTTATCGGTCACGTATAGGGCAAACTCGGGGTCTTCCATGAACCTCACCCTACAGATGGCGAAGGTAAGCATCTGGAAATGCTGGGCATCATCCTTCTGGTGCAGCACGTAGTTGATGTAGTCTTTCAGACTGCCCATCTTTCTCAGACCTCTGAACAGAACAGATTTGGCGGTCTTCTTCGGAACCCACATCTTGGGAATGAAGAAATCGGATAGCTCTATCTTCACACGATGCTCAAAGTTATAGCAACCTTCGCCCGTCATAGGGTCGTAGGTTCCATAAATCTCATCGTATCGCTTCTGATTTTCTGCTACGAGATTATCTATTTCCTGTTCAGTTACTAGAGCCATCCGTTAAATCGTTTAGTTCCTCAAAATCAGCATCCTGTATCTCGGGTGCTTTGCTTATATCCAGTACGTCTGCCTCGTCTTCGTCCTCTACGGTTGTCATACCGAGTGCCATGAGCTGCTTGAAGTCTGCATCTATTCCGTGGGTAACGCTTACTTCTGTCTGCTTTGGTATCATGTGCTTGGTAAGGTCTTTGTAGATGGTGACGTATGTCTTAGGATCATACTCTGCCAGTTGGTTCATACAATCCTCAAACTGCTCTTGGCTCCTTGCCAGCCAGTCACGTATATATTCCTTTTGGGCACTCTTTCTTGCAGGGAGAAGTTTCTTTACCTTCTCCTTCTTCTCTTTCTGTATCTCCCTTACAGACTTAAATCCATCCATTTCAAAATCTTCCATACGCTCGCTTTTTTATTATCCGAAGGGTTTCAGAGTATGAATCATGCTGCCCGGTTTGGTTGAGTTGGCGCAGTCTATGATGTCTATCTCCAGTTCGTCCAGTTGGTTCATCTGGTCTATCGTCAGAGGGTCCTTGCTTGTCAATGTGCGCATAAAATATTCGTATAGCGCACCGGTCACGATATAGTCGTGTATCAGCTTGACGAGTGCATCATATTTGGTATCATCCCAGTAGTCTGGAAATTTCAGCCATATCTCCTTCTCATCCCATTCTCTCAGGGCATTATCTCTTACCCTTCCTTCTGGTTTCATTACATAGGCAGACAGATTCGCTTCCACCTTATTAATATACTTGTCAAACCAACGGTAAAAGAGCGGGCGTTCCTGATCGTTCTCGCTTGTCGGAATATCTTCACCTTGCGCGTCCTTCATGTTCCGTCTTGCTCGTCCTACCATGTTGGTATTTGCATCTATATCATACCAGAGCTGGGTGGCATAGATAAAGATGTGTTTATCCCAATAGCCGTGCCCTGCTCTTCGTGGCTTCGGCAAGAAAGGATTTGGCTCGGGCTTCCATCCTCTCTCTCGGATAAAATGTGTTGGGTGTAATTTGTTAAACTCCGGATAGCTCATATCTTGATATTTTATATTCAATATTACAAAACTCCTTCCTCCTCAGTTACGATGGCATCGCAAGTGAACTCCAGTTTGTCGCTATGTCTTGACCATAGCTTCACCTTGCAGAAACCGGTATTTACCGGAACTAGAGTAAAGGATCGCCTATCCCTGCATCGGTGTATCTCTATGATACTTGGGTCTTCGCTTCTTGCCTCAATATCATCAATCGCTCCATAATTGATCGAGTAGGATAGGGTAGCTTCCTCTCCCTTCTCTAGAGTTATCTCGCCTTCAACGCCCTCACCATTCACCTTTGCGGTCAGTTCGATTGGATAAGGAACGGTAGGGACCATCGGACCACTCATCACGAAGCACTTCCTAATGGCAATCTCATCTGATGCAAGTGTAGCTTGGTATGGCTCCGCTTGTTTCAGGTTTGTTGTTTTCAGCCACCACTGGTATATCATGTAGTCCTCCACGTATCTTGCTGACAGCCTTGCCAGTGCGTCGGTCAGCGTTCCGTTATAACGTCTTGATACTGATAGGGTGAACTCCACTATATCATCCGTTCCGCTTCCATAGTAGATGGCGTTGTCGCCAATAGTCTGAGGCGTTGGCACAAGGTAGTCTACGAAGATGGTCTTCAATACTTCCAATGCTGTATCAAAGTCGTGGTTCAGCGTTCTTTCGTGAACCTCATCATCGCCGGCAGCCTCGTTAAAGCTTACTTTCGCTGCTTTTTCGTCTGCTGCAGTATCTATCTTTGCTTTCAGGTAGGTTGTCGACTTTACTGCCTCCATTACTACCGATTTGATAATTTGAAATTTTATGATCATAGCTTCTCCTTTTTTAGTCAATGATTATTTCGCCTGTCATGTCTGCCAGACTCTTGTTGCTGCTTGCCGGTGGGGTCTTGTGATAAATCAGCTTGATGGCCGCCGCTATATGGTTCACCATGTCCGCAGCATACTTCTGTGCCAGCTCTGCCTCAGTCATTCCCAATACCGCATTCGATACATAGGCTATCACATACCCCATGAAGTTGCCTTCAAACGGAACGGTAATACTGTCTTCTCCGTCTGCCCATCTGCTGTTTTCAAACTTAATCACCATCGCGTCCCCGTTCTTGTAATAGGTTACTTGTGGTGCCAGTTCTGCTACAAATGTTTCTGCCGCAGCGTTGATATACTGCTTCATGATACCTTTCTCTTCCGAAGAAGATAGGGTAGTCTTGGCAAACATCGTATCTCCGTTCTTGTCTTTCAGGCGTTTTCCGATGAGAGCGAAGTGTTTGTTCACCTCACTCATCACCTTCTCCATTTCTATAGTTATCTGTACTTCCATACCTTATGCTACTCTGTTATATCCTAATGCACTCTGTGCCTGTGCTACTGCATTCTGGTCTGCACCTTGCACAATTCCGTTTTCTACCTGACCGCCGCCTTGTTGCTGAGCCATTGCCTGTTGCTGCTGATACATCTGTTCGAGCTGAGCCTGCTGCTCCTGTACGCTGGCAAGCAACTTGTCTGCAAATGGTGCGTTGAGGTTCTGAAGATACTGGATAATGTTGATACCGCCTATTTCAAGAAGCTTGTCAAGCGTATCGTTCTGCATCGTGTTGAAGGCTGCTGTAGCTGCTGCATTCTTGATGCTGATCTTGAAGTGAATATCTCTTGCCGAAAGGCGGTCGTACTTGTAAACCGTATTGAAGTTCCGGTCGTAAACCCTTCTTCCGTCTTCGTAATATTGTTGGATAGTCATGCACTTCTTGGTTGCCAGCTTCTCCGTAAACACGTCCATGTCGGCAAGGATGGTATACAGAGACGTGGTTGCATTTTGGCTTTCCTGTGCATATCTCGCTGCCGAAGTTCCTGCCGATGGGGTCTTACCCTGCAAAGCACCGCTCACGTTCGTAACCTCTCTAATCAGGTTCAGTTCTATCTGCAAGAGTTCATTCGTACCGATGTTCACGGCATTCGATGTAATAATTTCTGGCTTCGCATTCGGCGTCTTTACCGATGGCTTGTAGAATATCCATCCGTCATACTCTACCGCCTCTTCCATAAACTGCTCTGGCGTTCTGCCGTTAAGCACATTCGTAGGAATCATCTTGAATCCCTTGAAACTGCTTCTGATGGCCATGTCGTTCATTACAATCAGTCGGTTGATGTATCGCTGCTGGTCTATGATGTTGGCAAGGAATGGATGAATCTCTCCGTTGATATACGGATAGAGTTTCATCGTGAAAGGATGGCTCTTATAATCGTATGGTGTTTCGCCCTGGCAGAGGATAGTTCCGTCTGGCGCCATATAGGTATAATACCAGTACTTATCTGCAATCTCTTCGCTAGTGATGTACGCTCTGTCTTCTTCCGCTATACCCATTTCGTCATACTGCTGCTTGCGCTTCATGTTGTCGTTGCGTAGCTTCTGTATCATCGCAGTATCATCCAAGTCTATACGGAAGTAAGCACCGGTTCCTGTGGTAGCAATCGGGTCAAAGCATTGCAGTCTTGGCTTGGTTTCCGTGGTCCATACCTCAATCACTCTGGAGTAATGTCTTCCCTTGTTGCTGTGGTCGAAACAGAGATTCTCCAACGCTTTCTCTTCGTTAAACTCATAGCCGTAGCCGTTATCGTCCGAAGGATAAATATCAAAGATGGCGTTCAGATCTTCTTCTGTAAGCCCATATTCCTGTTTGGCAAACTTCTGATACAAGTCTTCTCGGCTCACGTCATGCAGAACACCGATAAGACTCACGTCATTGTGTCGTGGGTCGCTGCCGCATTCAAAAAACATGTGGTCGGGTTCCATCGCGTCTGTCCATGAATCGGGCATTTCCAGTTCCTTCGCCTCCCAACTCTCTCTGACAAACATCTGACCGCCCATCAGATAGTCCTTGATAGCGTGGTTCAGCACATCTTGCATGTACGTTGTTTGCCAGTTGCATTGCATCGTAGCACTCATCATGTCGCTCAGTTGCCGGGAGTCGCTGTCTCTTGCAAAGCAGACCGGTTCCGTACCCTGCTTGGCATAAAGACCGGCAATAGATTCCAGAATGCTCACCATGATGTTGTTGCTCATAGGTGTCTGGTTGCGCTTCTCCATATAGGTACGCTCCGTCATTTCCTCCCAGTAGCCATGATGGTATACTCTGATGGTGTCGCTCCATTGGTCGCCCATACAGTAGCGCATCGTTCTCGCCCTCGTTTCTCGCACACCGCTCAGGTTATTCCAAGCATTTCTGCATCGGCTGAGTAACTCCTCGTCCTTGCCGTGTTCTTGTCTTCGCTTGCGAGCCTTAACCGAGTCATACTTGTTATGTTGAGGCATCACTTTGCTAAGTGTCAGTATTCTTGCCTTTCCCATTTTCTTATACATTATTAATTATAGGCGCAAAAATAGGCAAAAACACGGCTTTCTTTGCCGTGTTCCAACCAACCGCCAAGCGCAAGGTTGGAGCACGGCAAAACTTCTTCAAATTATTTGCATTTTTGCCGAAAAGTTTCAAACAGTATTATAGAGATATGACAAAAGAAGAATTAGCACAGATGAATGAGGAAGGTGGCGCACAACAGGCTCCACCTGCTGAGGCTGCTACAGATGAAACGTCTGTAGATGAGCGCCCTAATCGTACAGCTTTCTCCAAGCGCTTCTCTAATCGCCATTCTGACATCGACTTCGAAGACAAGGAAGCTCGTTATGCGGCAATGAATGATGATGCTGATTTGCTCGGACGATACGAGGAAAGCGGTAAGGCGTTGTCTAAGGTATTCGATAAGCACAAGTGGCTCGCTGCTCTGGCGATGGATATGGAGAAGAATCCGGACGATAATCCGTTTGATGCGATGGCTCGCATGGGTATTGACGTTAAAACCTTGCTTGATGATCCTGAAGGCGGCAAGAAACTCGCTGAGATTCTCGCCAAGCACAACGAGGACGTGGCTGAACAGAATGAGGCTACCGAGAAGGTTACTGCCAACATGCGCAAGTCGCTTGAACGCCTGATGAAGCTCTATCCCGATGATGCACAGGATATGTGGTCCCAGATTTACGAGATTCACGACAAGGTAGAGAGTGGCGATATTTCAGATGATATTTGGAAGATGCTCCACAATGCCAACAACTACGATTCTGATATTTCCTCTGCCCGTGACGAGGCGGCTATGCAAGCCCGAAACGAAAAGATTCAGAATAAGGTTCGCTCTTCCAGCACAGAAGGTATTCCTCCTTCTCTTTCTAGTTCTGGCGCAGGAAATAAACCGGCAAAGAAACAGAAACGTGAAAGTTTCTTTGATGATATTAGAAGTAATTAATCCATTAATATATGTATAAAATGAAGAAAAATTGTTTTAAGAATTTTATGAGTGGTCAGTTCGTCTTTAAGATGATTCTGATGCTTCTTGCCGTAGTTACCGGTGGTGGCGTAATGGCAACGGCAGACCTTGTAGAGCCGCAGATTGGCAACGAGGGAGTAAATCCTGCAGACAAAGAGACTGTTGCCCAAAAAGAGCCAGTAGACCCTAATGTTAACGACAGACTTAGCCCTGGTGGAAAAAAAGATGGTCAAGACCTTACAGGCTCCCAGGCTTCTAGTACACAGCTTCGTGAGGGTGGTCTGCTTGATAAGGAGTGGGATAGTGAGATAGTTAAGTTCTATCCTTTCAAGACACCGCTTCTTTCTATTGTTCGCCGTATGGCAAAAACAGTAAATATTAAGAACTGGTCAATCTCGCATCAGCGTGTTGGTGGCGAAACTCTTGATGGACAGACTATTCAGAAAATTGAAACTGCTGACACCATCGAGATTAATTCAACGAACTTCTCTGGTTCTATTCGCCCATTCTATAAAGGCACTACTGTTTTTGCTTCTGGTGTTCCCGGTTATGCTGCTGGCTCACAGACCAAGACAGAGGGTACACTGATGCTTTATGTAATTGAGGCTAACGGTAAAAAAGCGGTTATGCAGGCTGTCAACGGAAAGCCGAAGGTTAGTGGAGACTCAAGAGACAATCTTGACAACATGACTTGCCCGGAAATCCCTGTTGGAACAACGTTCCTTGCTGGTGCATCTGCAGCTTCTGAGTCTCAGCTCACCATTACACCAGAAAACTTCCAGCCACGCGAGAAAGAAGTGTATGTTCAGAAGAAACTCTTGAACATCGTATTTACAGATGACTACGAGAAGGTAAAGAAGGAGCAGCCTATTACAGTTGCCGACTTAAAGACCGATGCTATCATCAAGTATAACCTACGTGCAGAGCGTACTTATTTGCTTGGATGCAAGTCTCGCTTCAAGGCAGAGACCGGCGACGGACAGATTGAAGATGTCTATACCTCTGAGGGTATCATCAATCAGCTCACCAACACATACTCCATCGGTGACACTTATACGCTTGGCGATTTGATTGCTATTTCCAAACTCCAGTTCACGGAATTCTCCGAGAATGATCGTTGTTTTGCCTTCTGTGGTAAGAATGCTATCGAACGTTTGGAGAATATCAAGTTGGAGGGAAGCCATCAGAACGACTTCATTAATCACAACGAGTTCGACCTTACCTTCAAGCGATTCAAAGACACCTTCGGCTCTATTGATTTTGTTTGGACTCAGACTCTCGATCTCTTGGGTATGTCAGACTTCATGGTTATCTTTGACCCTAAGGCTTCTCGCCGATACGTCAAGATTGGCAAGAAGGAGCAGACCAATGATATGTCTAAGGGAGGTGGCGAGGTTCGTGACGCTAAGCGTTGGATTCATCAGGAGGCAGATAGTGTGGCACTTCGTGGTTACAACTCAATCTTGGTTGGTCCTGCTGATAAGATTGCTAAGATTGCCACAGAGTCACTTAATGCCATCATTTCTGCTAAGGAACTTCCTAAGAATCCATCAAAGGGTATGAAGGTTGCGCTCACGCAAAACTACACCTTAAAGGGTACTAATTCTCCTACTAATGATGTCAAGTATGAGGCAGGTACAGTTTTATACTACACTGGCACCGCTTGGGCTATCTATGCTGGTCAAGATACAGCGCAGTAAATTATCACTATAAACCATCGGTGGGCAGGTGCATCTTGCTCTGCCCACCATTTATAAAGAATAAATATGATTAAGACATATAAAGCACGAGTAAATCAAAATAGCATTAGCTATCTGCTTTCAGGTAAGCAGGGTAATCAGGTTCGCTATCCTTTCGCAAATGGTAATGTAATTATAAACAAATATCCTTCACTTACGTTGCGAAACCGATACTGTCAGGAACTTCTTGAGTCTAGCTTGCTTTTTGCCAACAATACTATTATTCTCGACCATGAGGAAGAAGAGTACCCTGGCGAAAAGGCTAAACTTGAAGAGGAAAAGAATGCCGCATTAAAGTCAACCGTAGATGAGCCGGCAAAGAAGACTACAAAAAAGTCACAGAAAGAGGAGGTAGCAGGCATCCGTACAGCGGAAGAAGTTATTAATTACATAAACAACCGTTTTGACAAGGATTGCAGAACCCTTGAAACTGCCATGAAGCATGCAGACAAGGCTGGTATTATTTTCCCTGATTACGGCAAGGAGTAATATATATAATAAGGTGTAAATGAGTATAGAGGAAATCATAAAGGCAGTACGTTGGTGCATAGACGAGGAATCCAACAACACATCGGAAATCACCGATGAGAAGGATGATTTGTATATGGACAACATCATCAAGTCGAAGATAAACGATGCGCTGCATTGGATTGCCATTACTGCTGCATCTTCGCCTGTCCTGTCCGATTCCAAGAGCATAGGCTCGACTTCCGACACAATTCAGGTGTCCGATTTTGATTCTAATCACAACATCGGTGTTATCACCATGCCTTCCAATATGGAGATTATTACCATCAACCGCATTCGTGGCGCTTCTTGGTATAAGGCAGTCACCCCAGTAGAGGACACCGATGATGAAGCTCTTATGATGTACGACGATACCGCCAATGGTACCATTGATCGCCCACAGGCTGCCATCATGCGAGAGAATCCAATCAAGATCCTCATGCAGCCCAAGACTTCAACGGCGGTCATTACCTATGTTGGCGTACCTAAGTCTGTGAGCACAGACGCTTCCACAACAGATGTTTCCATTCCGGACAAACTAAAGAATGCTTTCATCTATTATATCGCCTTTCTGCTCCTCTCAGCCTACGATGATACCAAGGCTAGCCAGATGTACACCATCGCCCTGCAACAGCTAGGCGTAAATCAAACCTCAAAATAAAGACGATATGGAGAATGTAACAGCCACATACGATGCCAATGAACTTGCATGGGTAACTCCAATCCTTACTCTTCGCCGTGATATTTTCCTAAGAATCACGCTAAGGGAAAAAGGAAAGGTGGTTATCCGTCAGTCAGATGATAAGGGAAATTTCCCTCGCGTCCCAATACGTCGCCACAAGGACACCCAGTCCTTCGAGTTCCGTATCTCGGTTATTCCCGATACCGTCCAAATTCAAATATTCACTTCTACAGAACCAAAAGAAATAAAATATGCCTACATTTAGACAAGATGAAAAGCTTGGAACGAATGTGCCGCTGATAAAGACGGCCGACTTCAACGACAAGTCTGTCACAACAGAAAAACTTGCCGAAGGTTCTGTTACTAATTCAAAGTTAGCACCAGAATCCGTTACACAGGATAAGTTCGACAAGGAACTGCTTCAAATCTTCAAGGCGGCAGCAGGTCTTCCTCAAAATCTGATAGAGACTATTCAGAATGTTGACGTAAGCATAGCCAAGCTGAACGATACGGTTTATCCTATCACGTTAGGTTTCACCATTATTCCGAATGTAGACACTATGCAGACAGAAGTTCGTTATTCTGTTTCAAGCGACAACAAGCCCCTTGTGCCTGATACATTGGAAGTATCAAAGAGAATTAACGAGGACATGGAAATTGGCATTATCGCTAGCACTCCAGTTGCTAACGGCTCTTTGACAACACCTATACAAGGAGCAAGAGAAATCTTTAAGTTTGTAGTAACCAAGAAAGGCAGAACTGGCAAGAACACATCACAGACTCGCTATCTCTGCTACTTTGGAGGGAACTCAGCAGACACCATGACCGCAGAAATCCTCAATACGCTCAACAAGGTATCAGCAACAGGAGTATCGTTCAATCCTAGTATCACAACCAAGGATAACGATTACATCTGGCTAGTAGTACCTAGTTATCTCTCAATCAGCCGTGTAGCAAGTGCAGGATTTGATGTAACCCTTGCTGCTCCTCAGACTATCACAAATAATCTAGGCATTTTCAAGGCATACCGCACAGCCAATCCTCTCACCGCAGCTACATGGAATTTAGTAATATCATAAACGTATAAAGATTATATAATATGAGTATAAATTTAACAGACGAGCTTCTAGCCAAGACCAAGAAGGGTAAGATTGCCTCTGCTAAGCAAGTGTTTCTTAATGGAGACCAAGAGAACTTGCAGCAGATAGGTGAAAAGACCCATCAGTTGGAGGATGCCATCAAAGACATCACCGTCTCAGGTGGAGCATCAACTGCAAATGCTGTCTCTTATAACAACGAGACTAGTGGCATGACTGCAATCACTGCCCAAGGAGCCATTGATGAACTTGCTGCTAAAAACAAGGCACAAGATGCTACTATTGGTACTAAGGCAGAGAAGTCAGAGGTAGCTACAGAACTTGATAAGAAATTCGACAAGGAAAATATTGCTCAGGAGTTTGGTGATTCCAAAGAAAAGGTAGTATCCCAGTTTGCCCTTCCTTTCCGTGAGATTGAATCTCCAGAGTTTATTCATTGTATAGTAGATGCAAATGACCATCTATTGTTTACCATCAATTTGGATGGTGAAGTAGATTGGAGCAAAGGTATTCCTACACCAATAAAAGCAAAGTTTCAAGAGATTATCAATCAGTGCCAGCAGGATAAGAGAGACTTGTTAGAGTCCATTAATACTCTCAAAGGTATCTTGGATAAGACAACCATTAAAGATGAAGAAGGCATTGTAGTTGACACTCCTTTCCGTTACATTCAGAGTGAGGAATTTATCTTTGCCAAGGTAGATGCAAATGATAAACTTCTCTTCGGTATTCAGTGGGATGGTACTCCAGTATTTGGCAAAACAAGTGCAGTAGAAGATAGATTGCAGTCACAAGTAAATCTCTTGGTTGATAAGATTCACAATATCTTGGGTGATAATGATACTACAAGTGCTATTGATACATTAAAGGAGTTGAAGAACTTCTTTGCTAGTATTGATAATACTCAGACTCTGACAAGCATCCTTGCAAATCTTAATAGTATCAGCACTAAGTTAGGAGAAGACATCAAGAATCTTCAAGATACAAAGGTAGATAAAGAAGAAGGCAAGTCTCTCATTGAAGACGAAGTTAAGGAGTGCTTTAGAATAATTGAGAATGAAGAGTTCATCCATGCAGTAGTAGATTCGGAGGACAGACTTCTCTTTGGTATCTACAGAGACTCAGGAAAGCCTTATTTCCCACTCAACGAAATGTATCACGTTGAGCAGAATGAAGAGTTCTTCGCAGTCTGGCTTGATGCTGCTAACCATGTACTCTTTGGTATCAGAAGAGACGGACAAATCATTGGAGAAATCCATGCAGTCAATGCCTTGAAACAAGTTATCTCTCTGCTTCAATCAGACCTTGCATCATTACAGGAGAAGGTAGGTACAATAGACACCAATCTCAAAGAACTCCTTGATGTTTTCTCTTTGCAGGAGAATCCTGAGTATATGGCAGTAGAGAAAGATGCAGACGGAAAGGTTCTGTCTGCTACTTACAATGATGGTAGTCACTATTCTCATAACTTGAAGTCTGAGACTATTGATACTAAGGTTGATAAAGAGGAAGGCAAGGCTCTCATTGATGAAGATGTAGCTATTGCAAACACTACTATTGAAGACCCAGAGGAAAGGTCGAATATGGAGATTGATTCAGAAAATAGGGTGTTGTCACATAGAGACAAGAATGGCATTAAAAATGAGAACGTAGGATTCAATACTCCAAATTATTATAAAAATGGGGAGAAATGTGAGTGGATAGAAGCATCTGATGTTATTCCTATCGTGAAGAAATCAGATGATATTCCTTTAAGCATTCTTGATGGTGTATCAAATCATAACACTCCAAACTTAATAGTTCCGTCAGATATTCAAAAAACTTTCAATGATGGAACTCATAGTTTTACTCCACCTAATGCTGGTTATGAAATGTCTAACCGCATAGAATGTGAGGCTGGTGATTGGTTTACCCGTACAGGTACTTCTACAGGTATGGTGGTTGTAACTGATTCCAATGATAAGAACGGACAGAGATTGTTTAATTCTAATGGAACTACATTGGGAAGCACCTTTCAAATACCAAAAGAGTTAACTTGGGTAAGATATATACGTATGGCAGTTGATGCAGCCGCCGCAAAAGCAGGAGAAGTTGTTATCTGTAAGGGTAAGAATGCGTATAGCGGAGAGCAAAAAGGAAACTTCTTGACAATAGAAAATTTAAGAGTGACTTCATCTAATATGCCAAAGGACTTGAAATTCATAAAAGCGTCAAATGGAGATTACTATGAACTGTATATTGATGAATCTGATTTCTCAGTCAAGGCTAGAAAAATAGACCCGTCCGTGATTACAGAATTACCCGATGATTTCCCTGCATATAATTGCAACGGTGATTTCTCTAAGTATTTCAAATCATGGGTAACAATGCCTGATGGTTATTTGGTAGAAAGGAATCAAAATGGAGTTACTAATTTCTTGAAGTTAGCTGCAAATGCTTATTACTATGCTGAATTTAGAAAAGAAACAGCTCCAACAGGGGAAGTTCGCTATATAGCAGCGTTTCCATATTCTTCCTATACAGGCATAAATGGCGAGAAGGGACTTACTATATATGATAAAGACTTTAATATAATAGATACGAATATAAAAGTCGATAAAGCCCCTGATGCACATGATTTTGTATATATTGATGATAATCATCTTATAGTTTTCTGCTATGGTGAAACTAAAAGTGTTACCATAAATCATAATACAGAATCATTGACAAAGAAGTCATATAGCCTTTTGATTGAGGAAATAAAAAAAATAAATGGCAAATGGACTGTAATAGCATCATTCGACGGCTATGATTATCCACGTCTTCTTACAGATGGAATCCATGAGAAGAGTTCATATATAACTGCACATTGGAATACTATTCAACTGGATTTTGATGGTAATCTTATTGTCAATATGCGAGATATGAACTGCTTTTGGAAAATCAAGAGAACTGTGGATTCTGAAGGTAATGTCGTAATAGGCTCCAAGACAAAAGATTATAACGAGGCTATTATCGGAAGAGTAGGAGGCATATACAATTCTGCTTATATAGATTCAAAGAGAGTTCTTGAAGAAGGATTTAAGTTTACCGATGTGCCTTCATCTTTGACAGATATTTCTTCCGATGAGATACCTTTGTGGAAATTCTATCATGAGCACGATGTTACATATTGGGGAAAGAAGGAGATTGGGGGTAAGGAATATCCAACCTATACTCTGTTTGATAATAATATGTGGACAGGAGAAACACCTGGAGGCAATTATTATGACATCAATCCTAGAAACAATTATATGAATAACCCTAATGGTAATGATGACCATTACTTTATTACCAGTAAGTCAGATGGCGGAGCTTATGATGAAAAAATGATTTCTCGTGTTGTTCAGTTAAGTATAGACTGGGATAATCATGTAATTAAGGACTATAGAGTATATGAGATTCCTAAAAAATATTCCTATACTCGAAGTTCTGCACAAATGTTTGACGAAGGTGTTCTTTTCATTTCTTGGGCAGACCAAAATACTTGTGGGCTATATGACTTCAATGATGAGCAAACTGTTATTGAAGGTAAACTTTATAAGAATGGCAAGAAGTTATTTTCGGCATATCCATCCTCTTATAGAGTACATGGGTGTAAATAATATTAATTTAATATATAAAAATTATGGGAAAGTGTTTAGTAACAAAATTAAATGGAACCGTAGATAATGATAATCTTCTACGTATTGGTGAGATAAGATTGTTTAATACAAAACTGTCTAATCCTACAGGTAACTCTCAATATATGTCTTTAACGTTTAGTAAAGACGCAAATTTGGAGATAGTTGGTGATGCTTATTTTACTGATGCTAATTTATCAGAAAACAAAGGTAAGACGAAAAGCTGTTCGGCAAACCAAAATAGTGATTTTTATGTGAGTAACAATGATTGTCAGATTGCAATTTTGGACAAATACAGTTTGATAAAAATTGAAACAAATGCTCATAGAGTAGGAGATTTGGAAGATTTACGCTTTTCTAAAGGTTTGTCTTTTATTAGTGCAAATGGTAGTGGACAAACTGGTGATATTTCAAATTTGAAGAATCTTACTGCTCTGACCACATTGAGTTTGAGTAGCACACAGGTTAGTGGTGATATTTCAAATTTGAAGAATCTTACTGCTCTGACCACATTGAGTTTGAGTAGCACACAGGTTAGTGGTGATATTTCAAATTTGAAGAATCTTACTGCTCTGACCACATTGAGTTTGAGTAGCACACAGGTTAGTGGTGATATTTCAAATTTGAAGAATCTTACTGCTCTGACCATATTGAGTTTGAGTAGCAAAAAAACTGCACTAACAGGAGATATTGGCGAACTACATACCTTAACCAAATGTATTGAAATGTATTTAGCTGGTAATAAACTTACTGGCGATTTGGCTACATTACCTTCTGTTTGTAAGTATATTTCATTAGATAACGATAAAGGTTCTGTACTTACATGGGGCACACGCCCTTCTTCTGCCAAGATTATTGCCATGGTTGGTACTGCAACCCTTACTAATATAGATAAGATGCTGCAAGACCAAGCACAGTGTCAGGTAGGTTTCTCTGAAGGTGACCCTTCATGGAAGAAGATAATTCAGATTGCTGGTACTCGTACATCAGCATCTGATGATGCAGTAGCAACCTTGCAGCAGAATGGCTACACTGTCTCAATCATTCATGCATAAGGGTATCATAAGTTTAACATTAAAAAGAAAGGAAATAAGATATGAATAAGTTAACAAAGAAGTATAAGGTAGTACATGAGGGAACCAAGATGGTGTTCCCTCTCACAGAGGAAGGTGACAATGCTGAGGTATTCCCAGCAGTAAATGCCACCGCAGTAGAGTTTGACACATACTCAGAAGCCAAGGCTTACGTAGATGAGCATAACTTGGTGTATGAGGAGCCAAAGTATGGGGAGTAAATCGAACTCTAAGTCGCTGACTTCATAAACACCAATAAGGTGGTATGATTTTGTTTTTCATACCACTTTATTGATTATTTCCCATAGGCGTATATACAATTTTTGCTTGGCGTGGGCGTATTGCTGCCTTGCATTTTCCGCAAACTTTTACTCCATTCTTAAACTCGTAACCGGAATTATGAATTTCTCCACACCTATTACAGCAAAATCGTTCAGAGAAATAGCTGCCTCTCATTCCTACTAAGTCAGGTACAACACAATTATCGAAGGATTGAACTTTATTCTTTTTTCTTCTTTCCCATCGTTTTGCTATATTCTTGTTATTATTTCTCATAAAGTTATATCGAGTTATACAAATTACTCATCCTAGCTATTACTATAAACACGTTCTGATCCTACAGAAATTTTAATAATCTCATCAGTGTTATATTCTTTCATCAAAGAGAGTGCAGTTTCCTGTATTTCTTTCTTCGAACTTGGGCCCTGAATGATTTTTAGGCATCTTTTTATGGATGGTATAGCATTCAAATCAAATCTGGTATGTGACTTCAATTCGTACGACACTCTATCTACTAACCAAATCTCAATCTTTTTTGAGTCGGATCTTAACCATTCTTCTGATTGATTATTCTCTTTTATATTGAAGTAGTATGTAAACTTAAATGAATCTACAAATTTAAAGACAATGAAAGCAACGCCATACTGTTTATAATAATATGCATCTAAATAGCCGTATGCTATTGCCCCTGCAATATCTTCTGATATGTCTTTTTTATACAGCACAATTGCAAGGCATTCTTTTGAGAAACAAGTAACTGTGGTATCTTCGTAATATTCCATGGCAGTTTTATATTTCTTAGAGTATTTTCCTCCAGTTTTTACTCGTATCGAATTGTCTATTTTGGTATATTCCAGTAACTTTTTTGCGTATTCTCTTCTGAAAGATTTTACACTTCCATTAGATACCTTGTAAGAATAAAACCTTTCCCAGTCATTTATATTATCAATCTCTTGTATCATAGATGCGTAATACTCTTTAGTTCGTTGACAGCATGGACCATACGTTTCAATATAATGAGTTAACATATTAAATGATAATTCGTATTGATAAGTCTTTCTCAAAGATAAAGATAATCTATTAGCATCATACAATATTATCTTTCTAATTCCTCTATCTCGTAAATATGAACTATACAAATGAAATTCATATTTATCTTCGATTTCCGATTCTATCTTATTTCTGTAGTCTGAGGTTTCCTTATTAAATAGTAGATGGTCTTTTTCAAATAGCCTTATCTGGTTGAATTTTTCCTTATAAAAGTATATACGTTGCAATGGAATTTGCAGAAGATTTGAATCATACTCCTCGGCAGAGCAAGAACAATTAAACCCTGCTTCGAATCTTGCCTGAAACAGTTCATTTCTATTAGGCATAGGTTCAAAGTATTTGCCTTTAGATAAAAACTTAAATAATTTCATAATAAATAATGTGATTTTTCCTGCAAAAGTAGCAAAAATATAAATAAGTTGTATCGCTAATTATAGACTTTCTTCCTAGTTTAGAAAGATACTAAATAAATGAGCGTCACATTACTCATCATAAATCTCTGAAAAACAACTATATAACCCATAAAAACTTTATTTTGAGCATAGTTAGGCAGAGCCTCATCTTCTTCGTAACTTTGCACCAAGTTCAATAGTGAACGAAACGAATAATCTATTTTATTATGTCAGAATCAAAAACTTACGTATTCGGGGAGAACGGAACCAGCCAGGGTGGTGGTTTCAATAGCATTCTAGCTATGCTCCCAGCACTTATGCAGCGACAGGGTGTAGATCCAAGTTTGTTTGCTCTTTGCAACGGCAAGAGTAATGGAAACGGATGGGGTGATGGCTTGTTTGCCATCTTGCTTCTCTTCCTTCTTATGGGTAGAGGTAACTTCTTCGGTGGAAATAATGGCGGTTGCTTGATGCCTAACGGACAGGGTGGCGTTATGCTCAATAACGATGCCAATACGGCTGTTATCATGCAGGCAGTTCAGCGCAATGGTTACGATGTTCAGTCGCTTGCTACTGCTCTCAACACCACTACCGGTAACGTTATCGCTGCCATCAACGGTGTAAGCAAGGAGATTTGCGGTGTCGGCAACCAGATGGGCATGACTGCTAATCAGGTATTGACTGCCATCATGCAGGGTAACAACGCAATCGCTACCCAGTTGGCAGAATGCTGCTGCAAGACCAACAACAACATTACCACCATGGACGGAAATATCAAGTTGGCGATGTGTCAGCAGACTGGAGCCTTGCAGAATGCCATCAACAACGTGGCTGTAGGTCAGGAACGTGCGGTTTCTTCCCTTGCCTATGCTACCAAGGACCAGACTTGCGAATTGCATAACGCCATCAAGGAAAGCACTCAGACAATCGTTGACGGTCAGAAGCAGGCTGAGATGCGCGAAATGCAGAACAAGATTGATTCTCTGCGGGAGGAGAACAGTACCTTCAAGGCTTCCGCAATGACTTCACAAATCGTGGGCCAGGCTGTAGCACCAATCAATCAGGTATTGGCTGGTCTGCAGAACGAGGTGGCAGGTATCAAGTGCAAGCTGCCAGAGACGGTAACTACTCCTTACAGTCCATTCACCGCGATTCCTAACTGCGTGGCTTATCAGGCAGGATTGTACGGACTGAATGCTGCCAACAATGGATTCTGGGGTTAAAGAAAGGAGGCTGCTATGTTATGGTTAAGACCTTACACTCGGGTGAATCGTAACGGTTCGGCGGCTATCGCTTCTACTGGCGTGAAGGTGAATACTGCCGATGTGGTGTTCACCTTTAAAAACCACGCCTTCGTGAATGCCAGCTACAGAGGAACGATTTTCGTAAATCTGCGTCAGGCTATTCCGACTGGAACGACTGGTACGCTGCCTATCCTTTTCGAGACCAACGGCGCAACCCAAGCCGTAACCAAATTCAATGGTGAGGCATTAACGGTTGCAGACGTGCCGGGCACTGGAGTGGTTCAGCTCTGGTTTGAGAGAGACACTAACACCCTTCAGCTGATGACGGGTATTGTTTAACAAACAGAATAGATAATAGGAGATTACATTATGTTTCAAGGTTTAAGAACAAATTCTTTATTCTATGTCCTAGACAAGGGCGAAAACCCGAACTTGCAGATTGGTCAGGTTGTTTCAGTCAGCAACCCTCAGACGAAATATCCTACCTTCAACAATGGCTTCACGCCTCAGCCTATGGAAACTGTGGTTGATGTGAAGGTGAAACTGAACGACGAGGAGGTGGATTTCAAGCAGCTACCTGCCAACGGACAGATAGCCAACGACAAGAATCTTGTGGTGAGCGACAACAAGGAAGCCATGAGTGCAGAGGTCGATACGATGCTGAGACAATCCAAGGCGATACTGGAGAGCGTAGATTACCACAAGAAAGTCGTTGATTCTTGTGAGGGAATGCTATTGCAACTCAACCCCCAGATAGCCAAGGAGAGGGAACAGACTGAGAAGATCAGCAAGCTGGAAGGCAAGGTTTCCGGCATGGAGGGCAAGCTCGACAAGATGATGGGATTGCTCCAACAGGCAATAAACAAGTAATCTCCTATCTATTCACTTTTAAAATCTTAGAATTATGATAATGGTTGAGATTACAGAAGACAAGTTTGATGGCTTGTATGAGAACGTGGAGAAAGGCTTGCGCTACTTGGATAAGGCGATGAATTGCCTGGGCGAAATGAAGCGTGAAGGCAGACGTGACCGATACGGCGAGCGCAACCGCATGCCCGATTACAGAGGTCGTGGAGGCAGAAGTGGTATGCGAGAGCATGAAGAGTACGACGACATGCGCCAACGTGAAGACAGAGACCGTGTAGAACGTGATTATCGAAGCTACGGCGACGAGTATTAACTAACTTGGGGTTTGGTAGTGAAACAGATTTCGTTACCAAACCCTTTTTAATATCAGAAAGATTATGGAAAGAAAATACAGACAATCTTTGAACGCCTACGATTATCAGCCGGAGGAAATGAGGGCTTACCTTCGCTACAATGGTTGGCACTTCAATAAGAAAATGTGTGAGTGGGCAGTAAAGCAGATGCGGAAGAACGGTAAGCCTATCCGCATGATGAGCAAGGATGATATTGAGGAAATCTTGAAGAAGAACAATATCGTGCTGGAGAACAATGTGGGCTACGATGCTGTTTACATCGCACACATGTGCCTCGCCGATTTCTACGGTTCATCCATCACAGAGGAAAAGCAGATGGCACAGTTCATCAAAGACTACGTGGATGATGAGGATCAGCAGGATGGTTTCATCTTCAACCGCTTCTATGCAGATACATCATTCAATGGCATAGGCATTCCTTGGGAAGAAATATTGTAGTTTATAGTTTAGAATTTATAGTTTTGATAGAGCAGGAGATATATTTGGAAAGGTATGACTGGGCAGTACATGTAATGTACGATGTCCACTCAAAGGATGCCATGGAGGTAAGAAGGCATCTTCGGGATTTGGGATGCGCCGGCATTCCTCTCGAAGATGCCTGTAATCTCGTGCTCGAAGGTCAGCCCAACAAAGGGATAACCTATTCCAATATAGGCACCAGAAAAACGATAGTAGTAATAGGTTGGACCACCTCAAAAGGGGAGTACACGAATAGCCTCACCCACGAAATGCTCCATGTAGTTCAGCACATATCCGAGCAGTTCCTTATAAATATGTACACCGAAGAACCCTGCTATCTTCTAGGTTCCCTCTGTCAAGCCGCCACCAGCAAACATAACCCCCTCTAGCCCCCGTTCCTCAGCATTTTATGCTGAGTCCCCCATATTTATAATAAGTCTAAACTACGCAAAAATCCCCCAACCCCGATACAACCTATCAAAAAAATCCCTACCTTTGCACCCAGAAATACAAACGCATAAAACATGATTCATGAAGAAATTATTAATAACCCTAATGGCAGTTCTGTCATTATGTGCATGCAGCGATAGTGAAGATTCTGCTATTAGTAACCAGTTTCTCTATGATGGGAAAGTATATCAGATAGATAGTGCCTACATCAATCATTATGTGATGATACTTTATTCTGGAGAGTATCACAGATTTTCTGTTACAACAACAAGAGCAGAAATAGGGAAGAAAAATTATCTTAAAGATTTAGGATCAGAAGCAATTCTGTGTGAATATGATAAGGATGGCAATGAAGGTTATCTTCATTTGTGGGGTTCGCATGGTTCTAAGATGGATAAAAATTCCTACTTAACCATCAAAAATGATGATGAAGATGATAGAACCTATATAGAGGTTTACATTAATGATGGAGAAAAGCCCATCAAGGCAACATATCTAGGAGTAGCAAGAAAGGAGTGAGCCTTGCGCCCACTCCTTATTTATATTATTCCAGCCTATCCAAATCATCCACCGCATCCATCATGATTCTGTCAATATTCTGATTAGCGAAGTTGATACTCTCGGTATCAGAAGATTTATCTCTAAGCTTCTTCCAACGCTTCATCTGCTTCTCTGCTAGTTCGATGATTCTCACCTTGGCAGCCTCCTTGGAGTTTTGGAAGTGGAAATACTCCCCGATATTCGTGATTCTCTTGTCAATCGGAACGTTCTTCGATTTCAGGCGGTCCACGTTGGCCATGGTCTTCTCCATTTCGTCCTTGTAGTTATACCACTTACTCTTGGTTCGCTGCAAGCTGCTCTGCTCGTTTGGCGTATAGAGCAATGAACGAACGAAAGGAATATCCTTTGTTTCCGTATCTTTGCCGTTCTTTATCAAGCCAGCAACTCTCTCTACGAATGTAGCAGCACCGCCAAGATAGCTACCATAGAAATGGTGCAGAGCAGAAGGATTAGTAACTTCATCCAAGAAATCATTACCCTTCATATCCTCGTTGCCCGGAGCAACATCGTTTGTCAGCGCATTGACCTTCTTATTCATATTGATCATCCACTCTGGCGTTCCCTTGTATGCAAGCATCCATGATGGCTGATTCTCATCAAACTTATTGTCTCGCTGAATAGGGGCACCCTTCCAATCGCTATTATAAACCCACTCCAGGAAAGGAGAAGTTGCAGAAGGGGCTAACGCCTTAATGGTTTCCTGCCAAGGATGCTTACCGAATGAAGAGTTGCCAAGATAATCTGCTACTGGGACAAGCTGCGACATACAACCTACGGCATCCATAAACGGATTCAGATACTTATCAATATCCTTGTTTTCTGTAAGGTTTGGCATCTTCTGACTGGAGATATTCTTCGAGAAGGTCATACCGGCTGCAAAGTCACCCAAGCCATAGAAGGCTCTCTCCTCAATCGCAAGCGGAATTGTGACGAACTCGCCGCCACCTATATATATGCAGAGATTGTTTCTTCTGATATAGTCAGGCAGCTCAGCGTATGGATTCTTCACGCCCTTTCTGTCCTTCTCGTCCTCATTACTGATGATGAAGTTGTTAAGAAGAGCCATTGCCATACCGCTGATGAACGGAGCACTGGCAATATATCCGATGGTTCCAGCCTTGTTATTCTTGAAGTTCTTAATCAGGAGATTGGTACTCTGAATACCGGCATTGAAGAACATGGAAGAGTTTCTGAACCATGCAGCCGTGAAGCCGTAGATATTCCTTCTAGCAGTCTTCGAATTTCCCATTTCCCCATTCTTGAAAGAGTAAACGGCATTACCCGAACCATGGCGGTTGAAGTTGGTTGATACCTCCTTCGCATCATACACCGAACGGATAATAGAACGGTTACTGTCTCGGCTGGCGCAATAGGTAGCGAAGCGAGCCAAGTTCTCTGCAATCTCGTTGACGTTCTCCAAGTTTTTGAAGATAGCGTTGTAAATGCCCTTGCCAACCTTTTGAACTTTCTTTCGTTCACCTTTGATGTGCAACTTGTATTCCTTGGTGAAGTCCTCCATATTCTTAATCTGAACCCAACCGGTTTCGCCGCCGTTCTCCATGAACTCCTTGAAGTATCTATGCAACTTATTGGTAGTATCAAGCGTACCGTTGCGATACTTGGCATAAAGCCCGAAGCCGCCTGTATCTGCAAAATCTTTCAGCTTAGAATTTCTGATTCCCTCAATAATACCCACCTTGGCATAATACTGTTCAAATCTCTTGGTATAGACAAGACCTTCCTTAGCTAAAAGGTTAGTCGATGCAAACTCGAAGTCCTTGATCATGTTTCTCATCACGAACTCTGGGTTGAAAGATGTGCAAAGCTGCGCCATCTTTCTAGATATGCTAGCGGTTACTCGTCCTGCAAGCGTATCATTCTTATGTTCCAGCAATCCATTCAGAGCCTGCGCCGCTCTAGGATTTCCGTTGATAATAAAGGTATGGGTCCTTCCGGCAATCTTTACATCTACGATATGCTGCGATTTATTCTCCGCTCTTTGGAACTTATAACCTATCTTGTCTCTGCGATAAACCTTGTATGCCATACCCTGTGATTCCTTCATCTTCATATCCTTGTTGAAGTCTGAAACAATCTGGTTGATTTCGTCGGCCGTAGCATCCTCAGGAATATCAGGGTAACGCTCATAAACGATGTTCACCACTGGGTCCTTCTCGTACCAGACGCTTGTTTCGGTAATCAGATTGTTGCCCGAATTATTTCGCGCGAATCTTGCGAAAGCCTGACGGATAGCATTCATACCACCGTTCTTGATGGCTCTGTTACCCATCGCACCAATCTGCGCCAGTACGTTTGTTTCACTCAGATACTTGTGTCCTCTCGCTCTCATGATCGTGCTTCCGATATAGCTCTTCGGGTCGCCCTGCTCAGTAATGTAGCCATAAGTATCTTCTGCCGTAGCCTCATCATACTTTCTCAAAGGCACATACCAGTTGAACATATTCGATACATGGCCATGCAATTCCTTGCTGATGATACCATTCTTGTAGTCGCTGTCAATAGAATACTGGGTAGCAGCCTTCACCTTATCCCAATAGTCCTTCACAGCTCCCTTCTTGATGCTCTCCATCTTCGCTTCTGAATCCATCACGCTCTGAATAGCCTCGGAATCATTGTAAGGGTCAGAAGATTTCGCCACTTCCTGAATAGCGTGCATACCCGAATAGTCGTGCTCGCCAGCTTCGAAGTCAGCATCAAAGTGGTTTCTGATACTCTCATCCAACTGTCTGTAGTACTCCTTCAGGTCGATGTTGCCATCCTTCAACTCGTTGTCAAGATACTCCTTATCGCTATAATAACTGTTTTCCAAGAAGTCGGCATCCTGCTTTTTCTGCTCGTCCATCCTCATATTTCTAAGGAAATCACGCACAAAGAACTCTCTGTTTCGCTCCAAACCATGCTTGGTAATCATGTAGAGATTGAAGTTGCGAATCTTCTCATCATCCTTCTTTCCGTCGAAAGCATCCAGCACATCGGCCATGGCCTTGTCAAGAGGCTTCATCACGTTGCGCTCAAACATCTGAGCCGCATCACTCATAGCACCCTGCATGGTGTTCTGCAGCATATAAGGATTCTCCGAAGAAGCAATATCCTCAATCTTCTTATCTGGCACAATCGCATTCATCAACTTCTTCAACGAAAGCATATTGTCCATATAGCTCTCGGTGAGCATATAACCATGTTCATCAAGCGAACGGTGGTATCTGTCAAGTGCCGTGCCGGCAGATGGGGTAGTGCGGAAGTGAATCTGTCCGTCGGTAGCCTCATCCCACTCACTCTTGGTCAGATTATCCATACTTCTAACCTTACCGTCATTTCCGTAAAACATACCATCATGTGCCACAACAGCAGGCATACGCTCATGGTCGAGACGGTATTTCACCGCCTCGGCTCTCAGTTTCCAATAAGGATCATTTGGATTCTTCTGCAAGTTCTTGCTCAACCAGAGCAGATACTTCACATCTTTAGTATTAGGAGCGACACGATAACCGATTTCATGAAGGAAATCAGATACCTTATTCTTGATGCCATTCCAGAAGCCAGCTTCACCCTTGCCATCCTCGGCGAGTCGCGCGATACCTTCCTCAATGGCATCATAGATATTCAGAGGATTGAACTTTCTTTCCTCATCCACCAGTTTCTTCAAAGCCGCATTCTCAGGCTTATCCAAGTCATACCATACTTCCCGAAGGAACTTGTCGAATCGTTCATCACCAAACAACTCTCTCATTCCCTTGTGTCCAACCACCTCATGCCAGATAGTCTTCTCGGCAGTATATCTGTCGTGGATATTAGGCATGTAAAGATGCACCTCGCCAGTCTTCTCGTCATACCAGCCGGTTATCTTTCTGCCTTCCTCAATAGCAGCCTTTGCCGCCTTGTTGATGATTTCATCAACCGATGAAACCATGTTCACCTTTGCGCCAGTCTTCTCTGAGAGTTGTGTGATATGGGAAGACACAGGAATGCTAGCCTTTTTGTTAACGATCTCATCGTTAAGCTCTGCGCCTTTTTGGAATACACCGTAATCAAGATTTCTGATTACGTTCTCCAATGCTTTATCAAGTCTGTCTAGATCGGTCGTTGTGTCAACGTGGAATCCAAGCATCTTTTTTATAGCATTGAAAGCTCTTCTGAACCATCCTTTTTGAGCAGGAATCTGAGCCGCTATCTTTCTCCATTCTGGATTAGCCAACTCAGTTATCATTTCGGCAGGATTTGTTAGCGCATAAGGTTCGGTTCCACCGATATGCTTATCAAAGTAAGACTTTATCTCGTCATACAAATCAACTACCTCTTTAGCTGCCTTTCTTTGTGATTCAGTAAGCAAGTCACCATATCCTTTTCGGTAAAGGTTGATGATGTCAGACGTCACAACGTGCAACATTTCGTGGCAGATTGTAGAAGCAAGTTCTTGTTTGCCGAATTGAATTGAAGATAAGAAGTCTGTATCTATCAATATGTAGTTCTTTGGATGATAATAATATCCCTCAGTATTGACCTTTTTATAAGCCTCACCTTTCAACTTTGTTCCAAGAACATCAACTAAACCTTCAATGCGGTCAAAAATCTTTTTAACGTCAGCATCGCTGTTGTAGTCATTAAAAATCCTTTCAACCTGTTCCTTGCTTGCCCAATCTCCTTCTTCGAGACCATACTTTAATCGGATATTATTGAATCTTTCGAGAAGATATTCTTTAGCTCTTTGAGCAGCTGCCAAAGAGAGCGCCGTTTCTTTGTAATCTGAGAGTACCCCTTTTCCGCTGGATATTCGCACACTATCCCCTTGTGGAACTCCACCCATTCCTCTGGAGTCATTTCCTTCGGCTGTTTCGGTTCCAATAGCACTTTTGATTTCGTTAATGTCTGATTTCCTGTTGAATCCATATTTCTGTTCTATATCTTTAAGTTTACTATCCAACGAGTCAATGACAGATTTTATACCTTCATACTTTTGAATAGGATTTCCTTTTTTATCATATTTAAAAGTATCAATATACTGTTTTGTAGCATATTTGTTAGCCTCTTTCTCTATGTTAGGCTTTTCAGAAGAATCCCCATAAAGTCTTTCAACCTCATCATCGAATCTCTTTTCAATCTGCGAAGATACATTTTTATCTACATCTTCCGGAATGATTCTACTATTCTTAACATCTTTTGTATCTGTTTTAGAATACTGGAAGCCTCGGTCCTCACGGAAGTGGGTGCCTTCATCCTCAGAAGTATTGCGCTCCTCCTGTACCTTCACGCCCATTTTAGACAGACGGTCAAGTACTGGCTTCAACTGCTCTGGCTTGAACTCAGCAAGCATATTGTTGCCTCTGGTCTCGAAGTTATTGCCATTAACCAGTTTCAGTAAATCTTCATCCATGAAGTACTTGCCGCCCTTCGCCTTGCTCTTCGGTACACGAAGTTCATAGTAGTAGCCACGATTGTTGTCTATGCGCTTCACCTTTACTTCACCATCCGATGAAGTAACCTCGTCAATACCACCATGCCAAGAAGAAAGCTCAAACTTCTCGGTCACGCTGTTGATAGGCGCATCCGTAGTCAAGCCCTTAGGGTCGAATCGGTCTGGCATCAAGATACCAGTCTTCACCTCGCCAGTATCAGTTGTATATTTCACCAGCTGACCGCCCAAGCCCTGATCCTTGCTGTCAACCAAAGCCTGCATCAGGTTACCGGTCACGATATAGCCATTCTTGCGGCTCTCATTTCTAGTCAGTCTATCCCAGTTATCAAAGTTTTGGTTCAATACTCTGAGATGGCTGTCTCCCATACTGATTGCCTGCTTAGTCATGTTGTCGATGGCACTGATAACATCTATATTGCCTTCACCTGCGCCTACCTTACCCACGATAGGGAATGTAATCTTTCTTCTGCCATCCAAGGTAGCGAAGGAAACCGAAGAGGCGTTAGGCGAGTAGTTATCAGTAATCTTGATGTCAATAAGTCTACCGTAACTGTTACCGAATCCGCTCAACTCGTTAGGGTTATTCATATCCGTAGGCAGAACGAAGGTCTGGTTTGTATCGAAGGTATCAAGCACACGCTCAAACATTTCAGCCTTGGCTTTCAGGTTCTTCACCACGTCGTTCAGCTTATCTTTCTCCTGCTTGTAGATGTTGTCATACTGATAGCCAGCCATCTTCTCAATCTGCTCATCGCTCATACCCGAATCCTTCTGACCCTTCTTGCCATCCTTGATATACTTCTCCTTAGCCTTGGTTGCAGCCTTCACGGCACGCTCCTCATACTTCTGAGTCTCGTCCGCAATCTTCTGGTCGAAGTACTCCTTCACGGCAGCCTTCTTCTCGGTCTTGTATTCATCCCAAGTCTTACCACCAGTCAAACCATCCTGCGAAGCCTTCACCTCAGAAGCCTTCATTGGCTTCTTCAAGATGGCCATGTTCACCTTTTCTATATAGGTATTGTCTGCAAAGGCGTTATCGCCGCCCGGCTCTGCACCCTGCTTCCAAACTTCCTTGTGGAGAGTCTTAGCCTTCAGAGGCAGCTCGGTAATCTCCAAGTCATTCTCGCCCATTTCGTTGAGTCGCTGAATCTCGTTGGCATAAAGCTCGCCAATCTCCTGCAACATCTTCTCCTGCTCAGAAACTCTCAGCAGAGCCATACGCCCAAGTAACTTGCTTGCATCGGCACCAGCTTCGCCATCGCCAACACCGCCACCGCTTGCAACAAGCGTCTGTGGGTCGATTCTAGACAAATCATCACCATGACTCTTTTCCCATCCGAATGGGTCTGCCATGCGAGCATAAAGGTCAAGATGCTCTGCCATATACTCACGAACTACCTTATCACCATATTTATTGGTAATATCGGCAACTTCCATTTCGTTGAACTTACTCTTCTGTGAAGATGTAGTATTAGCATCAAGAGATTTCAACTTAGCCTTAAACATCATCAGCAGTCGCTGCTCGGCAGGGATAAGGGAAACCACATACTCGTATGCACCTCTAGCCACCTGACCGGTTCGGTCGATACGCCCACGCATCTGAACCTCATCGTTTACGTCGAGCTGCTGCTGCGCCACGATCATCACACGCTTTTTCTGGTCCTTATACTTGCTCGAAGCATGAAGGGAAATACCGGTTGCTGCACTCTTATTGAGAATAAGCGCATCAATCTTGCCATCGTTAAAGTCGCGCGCGAGTTTCTTCTTGTCTGTATCAGCACGCTTCACCTTGGTAACAGTTCCGTTGTCGTTATAAACAAACTCGGTCTGTCTACCGGTCAGCTCGCCAACCTTATAGCCAGCCTTCTGCAGTTCGTTCTTGATAACATCAATAGGGGAGAGTGAAAGACCGGTACTTGTCTGCTCAATCTTCTTTTCCAGTTCGTGATAAGCCTCAACTGCCTCATCGCCCAAATCCGAAAGCTTGATGTAGCCGCTTTCACTATTATCCTTTGCGTCCTTCTGAGTATAGCGAAGTGTACCCTCCAGACCCTTCTTCAAAGATGTGCCCAAGTCTGGTGCGTCCATTTCCTCACCAAGCGCAAGGTTGCCAGTCTGCGATTCGTTGGTATTGTTCAACGCAATCACAGGCTTCATACCCTGCTTCAAATAGTCGATTGCACGTTCTGCAGCAGACTTCGCTTTCAGGGAGAGAAGAACCTGCTGAACGGTATTGAATGCCTTGCTGGCAAATGGCTGATTCTTGATACCCAGGGCAGCCGTTCCCTTCTTGATTCCCATAGTAGACTGAATGGCAGCCAGCTCGTCATTACGCTCATCCACGTAACTTGAAACATATTTCTTTTGGAAATTGATAATATCATTAAACAATCCGATGATACTATCATACTGCTCTCGCTGTTCCTGCACTCGCTCAGGATCATCAATCGCCTTCCAGTCGATGGTTACGCCTGTCATATCTCGCTCACGGCGAATCATCTGACCGCATTGCGTCAAGGTCTGGCTCATAATCTCCTGCAAGGTGGCACCACCACGCTTCACCGCATCAATCAAGTCGGATGATTTCATACCGCCCTCGTTCATGGCAGTACGCAAAGCGTAGATAGGCATGTTGTCTGGTCTCTTGGCAAAGGTTGCAGAGAAGAAGGTAACGTTCTTTGCCTTCTGAATAATGTGTTGGAAATAGTTGCCCTGACCGCTATTACCACCAGCCGTGTGGCTTTCGTCAAGGATAAGATAGGCGTTGTCCATCAGTTTTTCAATAGCATCACGTCTTCTTTGTCCGCTAAGGGCAGCAGCACCGAATGTCTTACCCTTCGCAAGTTTCTTCTCTTTTCGGGCACCATTCTCGTCAAACTCATACACACCGTTGCTTACTTGGCTGTAAGTAGTCAATACATAGTCGTATTCCTCTGGCAGTTTTCCGTTCTTTTCGATGTAGTCGAGCACACGCTTCACCTCGCTCTTCGATGGCAAAGCAAATACTACATTTCCGTCTGAGTCAGTAATGGCAGCTTCCTTGGCACTACCGAATACAAATGGTCTTAGGTCTGGGCTGCCAATATCCACCAAGTCACGGTAAACATCACTCAGCAATCCTGCTGTCTTGGTGAAATATACAGGAACCTGACCCTGCTTCTTGGCGTATCTGATAAGCGAAGCAGCCTGTCTTCCCTTACCGATACCAGTCATATCTCCAATGATAAAGGCGTTGCCCTTCTTTGCCTGCTGCAAGGCAAGGGCTACAGAGTCAACCTGCTCTGCAGCAAGATGAGAATACAAATCATCCTTATCATTATAGCCCAGCTCGTCAACAAGGAACTGGTCGGCATCGCCCAACTTTTCAAGGTTCTTGTTTACCGCCTCCTGCTGGTCGGCAGGTATCACGGCTTTCAGAGTGAATGGATTTCCACTCTTAGGGGTATAGGTAACTTTCTCGGTGCTTAATCCACGTACGGATTTGTCCACCCGCTGTAGTTGTCCCCGTGGTCCGCTTCCGCTCCCGGTGCTGGCAGGTTCATCAGCATTTGGCTGAGCGTCATTCCGTCCAGCTCCTCCTGATCCATTTCCTCGCTGCTCGTTGGTTCCAGTGGTTGGTTCTTTGCTTGGAGAAGGCTCTGTCCCTGTTCCGTCTGTTCTACTATCTCCATCAGAAAGTCTTCCATCTTCTCTTGGCTCGGTTCCTCGTTGATTTTCCAAGTCATCATGGGTTCCTGATACGGAAGTGGAGTCAAATAGGTCAGACTCTCGCTTACCATCTGGTTCGCTTCCTCCTCGTTTTCCTGCTCGTACTCCCTCTTTAGGAGTACCAGTAGCGCCTTGTTTATCAAGTTCTGGTTGAGCACTTCTTGTTTCTCCTCCGATGGCAGAATCCATCCGTTCACCTCGTAGTATATCATCTTCAATTCGTTTATAAAGTTCGTCATAATCTTTCACGGTTTCAGCTCTGGCCTTATCCTTTACTGGTGGAAAGGCATTCTCGTTCAAGCGTCTTCCGTTTATTAATATAATACGTGTAGGGTAGCTGGTTCCCTGCTTTGCATAGAGACTGCCATCCACATTAATCACGTCCTCCACATTATAGTGGCTATAGAGATAACCAAGGAAAGCCTTATCCTTCGGATTCAGACTTCCGTTCTTGGCGTATTCTGTCTTGCCGCCGATGATAATGGCAGCACGGCCATCGTCCTTCATGCTCTCCAAGGCATTAATAGCCATCTGTCCTTCCAAAGAAGAAATCTTATAGCCGTCATACTCCTTAGGGGTAGCACTACCGAATGGTGGGTTTGTCACCACCACGTCAACGTCCTTGTCTGCAAAAGGCTGAGTTCCGTCCTGACTGGTCACGTTCTTGAAACCCTGTCTTCTCAGGTTCGCCAATCGCTGTGCATCAATATCGTTCACATGCACCTTATCCATTGGCAAGCCGATGGTAAGCATGCCGTTGCCGGCACTTGGCTCCAGGGCACTCTCAATCATCTTGCCGTTACCCTTCACATACATATCCGCAAGGAAAGCATAAGGGGCAGGGGTAGAGTACTGCTGCTTCATCACTCGCTCAGAATCTCTCTGGTTGAGGCTAGGCTGATTCTCATAGAGTGTCTTGATGCGTTCAAACTTCACAGCATCGTTGGTTGACTCTGAAGAAGCAATACCTCTTGCACGCTTAACAATGGCTGTTTCAGCAAGCTCCTGAAGGTCTGTATCCTTAATATCCTTCAAACCAACTCTCTCAGCTATCTTTCTCAGTTCAACGATACCGTTAAACTTATGTTTGAAGCCCAACTGTAGGTTCACGGTATCAATAAACTTCTTCTCAGCCAGCTTCCTCTCCTCGGCAGTCTTGGAGTCACCCACCAGATTCTCCTGATGCTTAGGTGAAGTCTTCTCGTAGTAGTCAGCCCATTCCTTCAAGCTCATGCGCTGCTCACCATCACGATAGCGGATATTCATCATCTGCTCATAGATAGCATCCACGTCTTCCTTCTTAAAGAGCTTGGCAGCAGGGGCAAACTCCTTGCGCATTTCCTTCACCACGTCTTCAAGATTGTGCATACCTCTCTTGATTCTCAGATAAGCATTCTCGGCCATGGCGCTCACCAGCTTAGGCAATACCTCCAGCTGTCTAGAGTTAAGACCAACAAACGAAGCAGATATTTCATCCTTGCCGGCATTCTTGAGCATATCCCAAAGGTCATTAACTTTCTTGTTTGAAGCCGCTACTGCTGCATCGTCAGCAGTTTGCTGAGGCTTCTTTTCGGTTTTTGCTTTCTTCTCCTTCTCGAATCCTTCTGCTGCATTCTTGATTCCTTCCATAGGGTCAGCAGATGGTTCCGCTTTAGGAGTCTCAACCTTTGGTTCAGTTTTCTGCCCTCTGGTCTTGGCAAAGATGCTTTCATAGATAGCACGGTGCAAATCATCCGTCACCTCACCATTAAGATAATCAAGAGCAATATCCTTGGATAAATCATCCACGTCAGCCTTCATGATCTCCTCCTCAGTCAGAGGATGCTCCTTCTTGAATTCCTGGGCGGCCGCCGCAATCGGGTCAAAAGTAGGGTCTGGCTTCTCTTCTTTAGGAAGGAGTGGGAGACCGCCTTCTTTAGACGTTTCACCATTCAGCTTCTTCATGTACTCAATTCCGTCATGAATGAATTTCTCGGTTTCTGCAATATCGTCAGGATGCAGACGCATCAAATTATCATCCAATCCCTTGATATTTCCGATAAGCCAAGTTGCCTGTTTCTTATTCAGCTTCACACCTTCAAGAAGTTTTCTTGTTGTAGGATCGTCAGAGGTCAGACGTTCAAGATAACTCAACTGCTTTTCAGTAGCAGGCTCAACTGGCTCATTCTTGATTCTGTCTAGCGCATTTCTTGCCATGCTGAGAATGCCAGCAATCGTATTACTACGAGAAGGTTCTGGTTTCCACTCATCATGAGGAATGCCCAGATAATCATCAAGTAAGTCTTCTGCCTTGTAGAGAAGCTGAAAAGCATCATCCTTCTTCTTGATTCCACCTTTCTCAATCTCTTCAAGCAAAGCCTTCTTACGGTCATAGATAGTACCTTTCGGCATTTCTTCCGAACTGGTTTCGGTCTTATCGTCAATTCGCTCCAACACACCATTCAGGTCACCAAACTTCTTGCCATCATACTCGTAGTATGAACCAGTGTATTCGCCCTTCTCGTTTGGCTCATCAACCTTGATAACCTCCTTGTCTCCATCAATCAGAATCTTCTGCTTCATGATAGGACCATTCTTTGATGGAGTCTCGGTTTCCTCGTCCGTCACTTCAATACGACTTTCGAGTTCCTTGTTTACCAAATCGTCAGGTTCCTCTACTCTTCGTCGCTCTGCTTCTGCTGGTTCATTTCCTCCTGATGCTTCTTGTTGAGGTTCTTCAACGCCTGAAACATCATGGCCTCCTTCAATTTCTGAATGTCCTGTTCCATAATCTTGCCATTTTTTAAAGTTCAAATACTCATTAATTAACTCTTCCTTGGTAGGAGCTGCTTCAAACATATTGCCCTCGCCAGTATTTCTAGCCTTAGCGATGCGGTTGTATTCGTCAAGTAAATCTCTGAAATCAGAAACCTTGCCCTCCAAGGCTAAAGCCATCATCTGAGAGATAGAAGGGTAGCGCTTAGCTGCATCCTCACCGAACATGGATGGTGTTCTCAGCAGCGTATCAACCTTATTGCCGCCCTGTCTTGCCTCATAGAGCAACTGGATAGCCTGATCTATCTCATCACGAAGAGAGAACTCGCCCAACTTCATATTATCCATTACCGAGCGGATAGCGTTGATAGCCTTGTTCTTCACCGTAGAGTCGATGCCCAGCATTCTGATAGTCTCTGGCTTGAAGATTGAACCCAAAAGAAGGTTCTTCACATACTCCCTGCCTTGTGCAGAAAGTCGCTCAGGATTATCCATCATCTGTGCCACCTCGTTCTGTCCGATGATACCTTTATCTACTAACGTCTTTACCAAGTCATTTATTGCCTTGGAATTGTTAAAGAAAGCATCAAGAGAGCCATTTCCTTCAATCTCGGCAACAATCGCGCCTACCTCGTCAGAAGTCAAGGTCTTAGCCTTGGCAACCGCCTGCTCTGTATTGCTCTGAGTCTTCTTCTCGTTTCGGTTGAACTTAGCGAAGGTAGCTGCGTCGTAAGGCAATCTCTCATCCGTCACCATAACCAGACGAGGATGCTCAATACCGCTCTGCTCAATCTGCTCTCTGGTAAAGCCGAAGTTCTCGGCATTCTCCAAAAGGTCGTTGATGTATTCGCCATCCGTGCCGTCCTTTGCCGCCTTCTGTCCTGCCATCGTTCTACCGTTACCATCATAAACGATACCCTCGTCAGACACCACTGGCACCTGCTCGATAGCCATACCATTATACTTTCGGGCAATCTGGTCGGTGTTCTGCTGAGCCGCCTTGTCGTGCTCATAGTCACGATCGTTCACGGTTCTGCCCTCAGCATCGGTAGGGAATCCCTCAGATTTCTTATAGTCGTTATTCACATCGTGTGAAGGAGTAAGGCTTTCTGCCGGAACAATCTCATAGTGTCCCTTAATTTTAGTCTCTCCGTCAGGCAGCATTCGCGTGCGCTTGTTGCCTACAAGTCTAGGTGCATTCACAAACTTCTGTGCAGCCACGCTGCCAGCCTCATGAGCACCCTCAGTCTGTTCTGTATTACCAACGGTCTCCGCAACCTTCTTGGCGGTCATAGCCTTCTTGATATTCTGAGCGTGGCCCAACTGCTTCTTGGCAGCTTCAATGGTCTGGTTCTTCAAAGCCTCCTGCTCCATAATGTCGTTAGGCTCGGCGGTATAGTCCACCTTCATCTTCTCGGCATCCTTCAAAGCATTCTCAGCTTTCTTAATCTGTCCGTCCACCACCTTCTCGGCATTATCCCCGAAATCCTCAGTAAGAATCTCCGCACTCTGCTCAGGAGTCATACTAGCATAGTCTGGTGTAGGTCTTCCCTTGCTATCCGTAGCCATAGGAACATCGGAACCATCGGCAAACTTTCTGCTAGGCAGAGGCTGCTCTTGTGGTGCTAAGTTCTCATTTGTGGTATTATCTTCGCCCGATGTGGTATCAGATGTGGTATCATCTTTGCCATTTTCACCCGATTTTGTGGTACTATCTTCCGATTTTGTGGTATTATCTTGTGGTGCCTCCTGCTCCTTTGGCTGAGGCTTTGCAGCATCCTGCATTGCCTGCTCCTGTGCTGCCTGATTATAAGGCTCAGAGTTCTTCATCTGCAACCTCTGAGTATATTCTGCAGCAAACTGGTCGATAGGCTGATTTTGGAACAGAGTAACCTCATCTGCCTTCACGTAAACCATTTCCTTTGTATTAGGATCTAAGCAGACGAGCATATCGCCGCTTCCTTCCTTCGCTCTGCCTGTAGTCTGGTCGAAAGAAACATCACCCGAACCAACAAGAAGAGTTCTTCCGTTGCTGTCTTGAACATACAAAGCCTGTTCGCCATTCATCGCCTGTCCGTTCAAGGTTCCGTGATAGCTCCAATCAGAAATAAAGCTCTTCACGTTTTCCTCTATAGCATCAGCAGTAGCCTGCTGCATACCCTGCACTCTAGCGTTCGCATTAATATATTGGGCAAGTGGGGTCAACTCTTCTTGTATCAATCCATTCTGAATGAGTGCATCGTAAATCTGTGCCGGCGTTAAGCCCTGCTGGTGCAATTGCTCAAAGGTTTGCTTGAACACATCGTTGCTATCCATCGCTGCATCAAGGGCTTGCTCTGCGTTGCGAAGATTGCGCAACTCATCAACTACCACGCCGCTATCCGGGTTGTCCGTTCCCAGACTATGCTCCTCGGCAACCGTCTTACCTTGGCTGGCAGACTGGTCTGCGTGTGGCCTCCAGCTAGGGAAAAGCTCATCTTCGAGTGCTCTCTTCACATGATAGAAGATTCTGTTCTCCTCATCAGTACGCTTCATCGGGTCCTTGCGCATGATTTTGTCAATATCAATAACAATGCTTCCTTCTTTACCAAGAAGTTCTTTGATAGAAGCCATGAAGTTATTAGTATAACCTTTGCTTTCTGATCTGAGGTAGCCAAGCAAACCGTTTTTATCTGCATACTTCGTCCAATCAAGATAGAGCGCACTCTTCTGGTTGCGCAACTCATTAATCAGTCGGGCATTATTCGGGTCTGTAATATCCTTATTCTCGTCATATCCGTTTTCCTTGAGGAATCTAAACGCTAGATTAGTGACAGTTCCATCATCATCTATGAACTGCATATCCTTCATCCTGGCGTAGCCCATCAGCGACATCATATCGTCATTATCACGATAAAGCTTCTGCTTGTAAAGAATAGCTCTGCGCTCATCGGCATTCTTATAAGAGGTACGTGTAAGCAGCGTTCCGTTCTTGGTGTATTCCAGAATCTGCTTATTCTTCACGTCGTTCACGCTGCGGTAGCTTTTACCTCTTGTCGTATTAAACAGTCCCATGGCCGCATTCACCTTCTCTTTGGTGCTCTGAGAAACGTCAGGGTCGCTCATGAAATCCGTGTAAGCAGTCTTATACTTCGGATCTCTTGGTGCTGTCTTCGATGCGCGGTCCACCTTTACGAAAGCATCCATCAGATTCTTACCCGATGCAGAAGAAATCAATTCATTCTTCTCGTCAGGAGTCAGACGAATATCCACGGCAATAGGGGAACCGTTGGCATTCTTTCCAATCACGAAATTACCACCGCTATTATGAGTAAGATGATGCAGAATATTGCCCATCTTCACGAAGTTACTAGGCTCGCCAGCCTTGAATGCGCCAACCATCACAACATCTTCCAACCAAGTACCAAAGGAAATATCCTTGTCGCCAGTCACGTTGTCGGCAACCATCATGGTTCCAGCCTCAACTCCGAGACCGGCAGCCGTAGCACCAAACTTCTGCGCGCCATGAAGCAACCGCTCTCCTGTACTCTTTTCCATACCGGTAATTCCGAACTTAGAAACCCAAGGCGACATGATTGCACCCGAAACTCCGAACATAGCACCCGTTACCGCACCATGCTCAGCACCTTTCAGACCAGCCTCACCGATAGCCTGCAACGAAGTATCATCGCCAGTAGAAGCCTGATTCAAGGCAGCAGTCACACCCGAATATCCTGCAAGGTTCAGCGCACCTGTTGCTGTTCTGGTTCCCAATCCCGACATGATCTTCTGTGCCGTAGTCATGTTGGCTACCTTGAAAGCCATCTGTTGGGCGGTAAGTTTCTGTGCCGCCTTCATCACGCCGGCCTTCACCAGTCCGTTAGTCAGAACTCGGGTTCCAGTATTCACGGCAGCACTTGCGCCGGCACCGATTACGGCAAGCGGACCAGAATCAGCAGCCATGTTTACTGCAGTAGAAGCGAATCTCGTACCGATTCCCGAGCGGTAGGTTTCATCCTTGTGGCCGGCAACCTTCTGAATCTCCGCATCACCATCCGCAATAGCAATACCTTCCTGCAATCTCTGTCTTGTATCTCTAGACATCACAGATGGAGCCACCACCATACCGATAATAGAGTTACTGAGGTTCTTTACAATATAGTCAAGCGCACCATGAGGCATGATTTCCTCCTGATTTCGCATCGTCAGAGCCTTCTGAGCATAGTTCATAATCTCAGGAGTAACGTATTTGTCCACGTATTCCTCCACACTCATGTTCAGTTTATCTGCGCTCTCGGCAATATGGCGCTGCATTCCCTTCTGCGAATAAATCTCGTTGATTTTGCTGCTGAGATTATTCATCAGAACGTTCTGGCGGTTCACCTGCTCCTGCGTCTGTGCATCACGGAAAGCCTGTTCCTTTACCGACTGAGGCGCATAGATGCCGCCCATCTTGTCAAGGTTCTGCTGATACTGCTGACGTGTCAACTCCTGCGCCTCGTTCATAGAAGAATCTACAAGTTCGAGCAGATCATTACCCAAAATACCTTCGGTCTGTCCGTCATTTCTTACGAACTTGTTACCCTCAACCTCATACTGAGCAAGAGTTCTTGCATCGTCCTCTCTCTGCTGCTTGGCTCTAGCCTGTTTAGCTTCAGGAGTAGAAAGCTGCTGCATCGTTTCGTTGAAATTCTTGGCAGTAGGAGTTATTCTGCTTCTGCTGATAGGGGTTGCTCTCTGCTGCTCCTGACGTGCTGACTGCTCTTGTGCTCTTTGCATGCGTGCGCGCGCATTACTAGCCTGCGCCTGCTGCATCGGGTTCATCTGGTCGTTACGCATGTGCATCAACCGCCAGTTCTGCATGTAGTCTGTACCAGAAGTAGTAGCCGTTCTAGGCTGCTGAGCCTTCTGCTGCCTTGGCTTCCGATACTGAGCTGCGACTTCCTGCGCTCTCTGCTTCATCGTCAGCTTCTTGACAGGCTGAACTGGCTTCTGCTGCTGAGGCTTCGGATTTACTGCGTGAAGTCCGAGTCGCTGCGCAAACTCCTCATACGAACTACTGGAAACAGCACCGTCTGCATGAAGCGCATCATAGAGCTGCTTTCTGTTATGATAGCCCTGCTTGCCAGGCGCATACACGAACTGTCTGAAATGTTCTCTAGTTCCCGATACTGCGCCATCGGCTTTCAAGGCGTTATAAAGTTGGTCAAATTTATCTCCAGCCATATATTATATATTAATGTTTATAATCCAAGTTTCTTTGTATTTTTATAGCCGTTCTTCGACTTGCCGGCAGGCTTTGGTCTGTTTCTCGCATTCCTAGCCGCATTCTGCGAAGCTGCTGCCTGACTGGTAACAGATGCACCCTTTCTTCTTGTGGTGGTCGTTACCTCTGCGCCAGTCTTCGGATTGATGGTCTTTGTACTGGTAGAAGTAGAAGTCTCGCCCTGCGGAAGCTTGCCGTATTCACGGTAGTACTCCTGTTCCCACATGGTCTTGTTAGGCTGATAGCGCATCTTGCCGTTCTTATCCTCAAACCAGTACTTGGCTCCCGAGCCGCTACCGCTCCTGCCTGACCGTCCACCGCCGCCACGCCCCTTATGGGTTGCGTTGTACTGCTGAATAGCCAGACGCTGCCTAGCCTGCTCATCCTTCACCTTGTCACGCTCCTTCTTATACTCGAAGTCACGCTTATCCTTATCCTTCTTATACTGGGCAGCAGCCTCATCCTTTCCCTTTCGGTACTCAAACTTATCCTTGGCAAGCTGATTACCCTCACCACGAAGACCCATAAGATACTCCTTATAAACCTGATCAGCCTGTGCTTTTCGGTTATCTAGGTCGAAGTTTGCCTGCTTATAGGCAGCATCCGCATCAAGGGCAGCCTGTCTCAGTCTCTGAGCCTTGCGGTTTTGATAACCCTGTTCCATCATGGCAGTAGGGTCGTTGAACACCTGCAGAGGCGCACCCTTCGAAGTGTTGATGATGTTTCCCATGTGGCGAATAGCATCAGCAAAGGCTGCAATACGCTCTCTGTTGGTAGTGATTCGGCGGTCATACTCATCAGGAGTCTCGCCCTCACGCATTCCCGGTCTGCTCTTCGGTATAACCTTGCCGAGCCAACTGAAAAAGCCGCCATCCCTCTTTTTAGGGTCAGCCTCAAACTCTGGAACCTGCTGTTCCTGCGGCATCCGAAAGCCGCTCAGAGCAGTAGAAAGCGTATCATAGCGAGGTGTTCCGTCAGCATTCCAACCTGTAGAAGGCTGCGGCATTCCCTCAAAGTTGCTCTGAGGCTGGGGAGTGTCCTCTGCTGCATCGCCCATGTAAGGAGTCTGTACTGGTCCCAAGGCAGGGTTTGCATTACCGCTTCCCTGCGGAACGAACTCTTCCTGCTTAGGCATCTGGGTAAAGTCTGTAATAGGTGCTGCGCCAGTCTGAACAGGCTGAGCCTCAAACTTACCGGTAGCACCGCCCCCATTCCCGAAGAAGTTAACGCCAGCACCGCCATTTACCACCGCGGCTCCTCCGTTTCCTCCATTCATCACCTGATCATAATCGGGATATTTCGCCCTCATCAGGTCATGCACAGCCTCAGGATAGCCGCCGATAGTTACCGGCTTCTTCCTAGGCTGCTGCGTATTCTGATTATTATTTACTACCATAAGTGTTGCATATTCTTAAATAAGTCTCTAACATCATCACCCAATAGCCTAACCGTAACCTTTAAGCTTGGAGAAATATCTTTCTGGTTTGTAACTTCTCCATGAGAATTATCATCTTTGAAAGGGGAAAGTTTCTTCTCCTCTTCCTCGCTTAAATCAGGAAGCTGAGGGTTGAAACTGTAGCCATTCGCTAAGCGGCGATATTCTTTGAAGTCTTCTGAACAAATGGGTTTTTCGCCAACTATAGCCTTTGCCATCTTCCGAATCATCTTTACAGCTTCAATACCGTATTCACGATACTCCTTAGAGTATTTACGAACCTCTTCAACCAGCTTGGTCTTCTCCTCCAACTCCTTCTTGGTAGCCGCCAGTTCATTGCCCAAGTCGGCAATTACCTCGTCCTTCTCTGCAATCACCTTCTCTTTGTAAGCGAGAGCACTCTCGGCACTCTTCAAAGCCTGAGCATCAATCTTGTCAACAACCTTGTCTGCAAGCTCATTCTTCAACTTCTCATTCTCCCCAACATACTTAAGACCTAACTCGGCAAGATTCTTCTCACGAATCTTTGTAAGGCGAAGTTCCTCGTTCTTCTTGTGGATAATCTTGTTGAGTCGTGTAATCTCCTTGCCGAGACGCTTAATCTTCTTTGCCTGCTCATCCAACAAAGCATCGTTGAACTGGGAGGCTGCTTCTTTAAGGGCAGGGTTGCCTTCCTTTGACTGCTCTTCGCCAGGACCAGGAGCCTTGGTGTTCTTTTCGGACTCCTTCTCCAAACGTTTCTTACGCATATCGTAATCATGTCCGCTAATGGTTATATAATAACCTTCCTTGGATAAAACACGGAAAGCTTCAAGCACAGAAGGCTTCTCATGCTCAATCCAGACACTCTCGTCAAACTCAAATGGCTCTGTTGACTTGTGGAGACCAATCACTTCAAACTCTTTCTTTAATATCTTCTTTGCTTCTTCTAATGTCATAATCTATTTTGTTTTAATGTTTATAATCTTTGTTCTGTTTTTTAGGAACTCAATCTGTCTTTCAACAGCTGGCTTCGAGAAATATAATGCTGGAACTTTTGTTCTGCTATCCATGATGTATTGCCATCTGTTCCACCAATGTTCCTTGAAAGAAATTATGTACGCACAACTGCACTCTTCAAGTAAAGGAATCTGTATTGCTTCTATTCTTACTTTCATACCTTTTATGTTTTAACTTCATTAACAGTTCCCGAAAATTCAGGGGTGGGGAAAATCGGAAAACCGAAATCCAGAAAAAGGGGGTGGGGAGAGGCAGAATTTCTTTATTTGTATTATTCTACTATAATTTGCAACGGTGGTCGAAGGGGGTGGGGGTCTTGGGGGCGCCTGTTGTGCCTCGTCCACCTTGCCTGTTGCTCATCCGCTCCACCTTCTAGCTGCCTACCCCTTCAACCTCTTCTTGGCTCCCGTGGCTAGGTCGAGAGGGTCATAGTGCTGCCCCACATCATTGTAGCCTGTAGGGATAGGGTCTTTCACGGCTCCCTTCCCATATTGAGCCTCGTACGCTATTGCAGTTGGGTTCACTTGTGGCGTGTGTGATACATTTGTGTTATCAATTGGCTTTCCATTTGAGCCTAAAGTGTTGGTTTTCACGCCTTTAGCACCTTCGAGTTCTGACCCCAATTGGTTCACACCGAAATTGAACATGGCATTTGACGCATTTTGAGCCGCATCGCTAGTGGCTTGCGCCTTCTGCTGCTCGATTTGCTGACGTTCTCTAGACAACTGCTGAGTGTTCTGAAGGTGAGCATCCTCCACATGCTGCTTGCGAGCCGTGTCCTGTGCCGCTACGTTGGCTATCGTGTCGCCCATAGCCTTATTAGCTGCCTCCTTCGCCATCGCCACGCTTGCAGCAGTTCCACCGCCAACGGCAGCAGCGCCATCAGCCTTGCGAACATACTCGTCCTGTACTTCCTTCGCCCTTCTCATGAGGTTTTGACCCGCTTTGGTGTCAAGGTAGTCCGTGTTGTAGTTCTTGTCGTACCATGCCTTCTCGGCGTTCGTTCTGTACGTGTTCTCGGCTGCTGCCCTTCTAGCTGCCTTCTTAGCCTTGTTAGCACCGAAGAGAGAGGACGCAACACCGCCAGCCAAGGCAGCAGCGCCTAATATCCACTCCTTTTTGTCCGTGAGTACAGGGCAAGAGGTCAAATTCTTTGGGATTTTTGATAATATTTCCGTCATAATTGCAATTATTTGATGTTTCGAGGGCAAATATATAATATTTGAAGGTTCGTTTTGCCGTGTTCCAACCTCGTTCAAAATCGCCCCAAATCTCACCAATTTCTTTCTCGGGGCGCAACTCACCCCTTCTCCTTCTCCCTCTTCTCCCTCTAGAAGACCCATTTTGTAAACATACGTGATTATTGTAAAGAAAAGACAAGCGGCTAATTATAAGCAAGTTAGTTTCAGTTGTCCCCGAGGGAGAATAAAGCCGTGATGTAAAGAAAGTTCTTATTTCATAAAAGAAGATTCTTTGCAAACAAAAAAGGATGTTTGCATTAATAGGTACGCACGCACGCAAGGAGTTCGTTAGCAAACTTTAACTAGGCGCATTCAACCTTCTTGAATGGTTTTCACCCACAATCAACGCTAAACTCGCTCATTTCTGCCGATTTTTGCGATTTTCGGGCAGTTGGTCGGGGTTTCTCCCAAATTCGCAAGTTTTGAGCCGTTTAAGAGCCATTTGCAAGCAGATTAGAGCCGATTTTGTGGGGTTTTCGTAGATTTCATGGTTTTGTGCCGGATAATGCGCTCATCTAGGATTAAGGCTTTTAGAAGATGATTTAGGCGGTTCTTATTTCATAAAAGAAGATTCTTTGCAAACAAAAAATGGAGATTTTATTTTCCTAGTTGGAGAAATATTTTTTCCTAGTTAGGGAAATTGTTTTCTCTCCCTGTACTCTCTCTGTTCTCTCTCTCTTGTGTGTTCCTACCTTATGGGTGAGAGTGAAGAATCCTCGGGGGAGATAAGGGGGCAGCGCCCCCACGGGCGCAAGCGCCCTCCCCATGCCCTGTGGGGCTGACGCCCTCACTACTCTGCACAAAAGTGGCAAGGCTCGAACCCCTCGTTCTCTGCCTTATAAAGTGGCATTCTTTCAGTCATATCATCGTGTACTCCTTTGCAGTTGTAATCGAAGTGATAGTAGTATGTATCATAATCTGCAAAAACTTCCATTTCCTCATACTCCCTATGATACTCTTCTTTTTGTTCTTCTTGTTTACGCTCAACGTCTTCGTTCACGTTGTGAAAGAACGTACTTTTGAAGGAGTACACCAAGACAACCGCAACAAAGCAGAATCCAAGCAAACCGCCTAAGAATGTGCCGACCTTACTTAAAAACTTTTTCATTTCGCTATAATCTTTAGTTCGTCAACTTGTTTAAAAAATTCATCAAGGGTATCAGCGGTATAATGAATACCCTTATATCTCACGAATGCTGCAAACTCTTTAGAGTTATCAACAACCTTTAAAGGCTCCTCACCTAGAAGAGTTGACAACTTCATATTAAAGTACTTCGCTATTTTCATTAGCGTCCCTAATGAAGGGATAGTTTTGTTGTTAATGATATTGCTCATACCAACTTGAGTTATTTCGAGGTAATCTGCTAAATCCTTCGCCATAACTCCACGTTCTTTAAGTAACTCTTTCAAGTTCAGATTTATATTTTCTGTTGATGATTTTGTTGCCATAAAATATTACTTTAATTATTTGGGTGCAAAGATACAAATAATTCACCTAATAATTTTATTAAAATCTGTAAATTAATCTAAGTTTTATATTAACAGAGGTTAAATATCACCTAAAACTTGAAATTAAGTGCAGAAAAATTTGGTAGAATTAAAAAGTTAGATTAAATTTGCACCCGAAATCAAGTTGGTTTGATTTCTCAAGCGTAGCAATGGCACATTTAGAGATTTTGGCTAGTAACGAACGCTATACAAATAGGTTAAGTAGGCAAAACACTGAGGATGATACAGGCAAAACACCGAGGACATCGTACACCGAGTTAGTTGCAACTCTCAAAGCAACAAGACAAAGAAGTCTCAAACACTCATCACGGAAGATGTAAAAACGCTAGTCGTGTTAGACTAGAGAAACATCGAAACACGTCAACCCACGGACGTTAAACGAAGGGAGCTAGGTCACATGTAACTTGTGAACGTTGGGCGCAAACGTACACCTGCACTTTGTATGTATAACATTAAAATAAACGAAAATGGAAAGAACAATAACACTTACAAGCGATGAGATAGCAAACATCAAGTCTGCTATTGAAGATAGAATAATCCTTTTAGAGGATTATCTTTCAACCAACGAAGGCACTCCAATAGCGCACAAGCGATTGAAGGATTTCAAAGATATTAAAGAAAAGTTGAACCATTAAACAATAAGACAATGGAAAAGACAATAACACTTACTAGTAGTGAGATTTCAAGCATCACTCTCGCTATATACGATAAGGTAATGAACCTTTCACAAGCAGTTCTTATTTGTGGTGCGGAACTCACACCGAATGCACAACAGAGAATAGAGAACTTAAAGGCAATCGCCCTTAAATTAAATGGTATAGAATCTTAAAGATAGGAGATAAGAATATGAGAAAGAACAAAACTTACGAGCAGCAGAAGAAGTTCTATGACAAGAACAACGACTACGAGAGTTTAGGTGCATTATTCTTCGAATGGCTTACTAGCGGTTATATGACCGCAAAGCAGATGCAAGATGTGTACAGAGAAGGAACAAAGGAATGCAAGGAGTATATCTTTGAAGACTTGTTTCACCTTGTAGGACACAAAACCTTCTATCAGTTCGTTAGAATCTTCAACTTTGGAAAGAAGTAACATGGAGCGGTCAGCGAATAGAGGAGCACATCACGTTCAAGCCGTGAGACCGCACAAGTATAACAATTAAAAGAAAGGAACGAAAATGAAGAAAATTTTAGCTTTGAAAGAGTATTGGAGTCTAATCAACGAGATAAGCGACTATCTCAGAGAAGACCATGACACCATTACCACGAAAATCAACGGAGTTGAATACGTAGTGTATAAACGCCTAAATCCCGACTATGTGGAGTTTCTGAACAACGAAACGAAGGAAGTCACTTTTGTTGATATTATAGACGAGCCAACCGAGGTTTCAAGCCTTTTGGTTCAGTCAGCAGTAAACGAAATAAGATATAGAAAGGGTTAAGTTATGGACATCACAATTTATGTATTAATCTTCTTAGTTGGCAGTCTTACAGGCTACAGACTGAGAGCAGCAAAAGACATGGAGGACGAGTAATATGAACATTATCAGAGTAACAAAGACATCACGCAACAGGGTTGACGTAGTCTTTACAGGCGACAAGTATCTGTTTTTCAATCCCGATAATGGATTGATAGCTTTGGCGCAGAGACACGAATTTGGTTCGGGGGTGTTTCATGTATTGCTTACGGAGCAGATAAGCAAGAAGATGATAGAAGAAACCATAAAGAACAATGAGCCATCAAGCATTATTGCTTTAGGTTTTGAATATCATAACGAGGGCGATAAACCTCAGCATACTTTACCATTTATCGTGAAAGTTGAACTCGAACCAAGATAAGACAATGAAGAAGAATAAGTTAGAACTTACAGACAAGGAGTATGACGCACTTAGGGCGTTACTCTATCAAACAACAACGTCAGCCTATGCAAAGGCAGTTGGTTGCGCAGTCTTCATGGCAGCACATTTGGAGTTGTTTCCGGAGACTTACAAGACTTTAGAAGAGATAAACAAGAAATTAAATCCATAAAGATATGAAAAAGAGAATTAAGATAGTGTTGGTAGTGGCAACGATAGTTGCCCTACCTCTTATGGGAGCGCAGCAGAGCAAGAACGAGGAGAAATCTTTGCTTGTAGACTTCATCGAGTATTGTAAGACATGTGAGAACCTTAGGCAAGTGGATCCTAACAAGGACTACACCCAAGCAACACTCCATGAGCTGAAGAATGCAGCACGTTTTTACGAGGAACAGGAGAACTTTGCCGACTGCACAGATTATCAGCAGCAAGCAAAGATAGATAAGATTATCGGCAGAACTTATGATGCTAAAGTCATTAACAAGTAAAGACTATGAGCGCAGATGATTTACAGAAGTTAAGTGACCTTCTTCTTGCTTTCAGCAACGAGGATGCCACAAAAGGAGAACGTATCGCCATATCAAGGGCGCAAGCAATCGTTTTCCGATATTATTTATCAAAGAAATACGGAGCAATTTAAATTATAGGAGATAAAATTATGAAGACAACTAAGGCAGTTAGATTGAGTGACAATTTTGTAGGAGTTGAGATTAACACCATACAAGACGTAGTTAAGGCACAGGCAGCCGGACTCAAATTTGTAGACAAGGAAGGTTGGGGATATGATGTTTATACCATCGATGATGAAGAGACCGGAGAAGAGCGAGAGCCTACAGAACAGGAAATCTTCGAGCGCATCACCAAAGACCTCTCAGAAGGCAAGGAAGTGTACGCATGTATGGAGTTATCGTCTGATTGGGAAGTACAGGAACGAGCAAAGACAAATCTTAAAACCAACTTCTATGTTGGTCAACAGGTTTTCCTATTGCGTGATAACAAGATATCTGAGAAGACGATTTCTCGCATCATCCTTGAGAAGAATGAAGACAGGGAATGCTGCAAGGTTTTGTTAAGACATGATAGCGAATACACCAAGGGCACAGACGTCTTCGCAACAAAGGAAGAACTTGTAGAAAGTCTGTTGAAGGAGTAAGTTTAACCCGAGGGAGAGAAATCTCCCTCACAAACCATATCGAGTATGACTAATTCAGTTGTTAAAAATCTGTTGGATAAAAAGGATTGGAGCAGAATCATTTTCCGCTTTCCTACATCAAGCTATACTATGTTCAATAGCGACAGATACGAGATAGATAGTTTCTGTATATATATCCATGACGATACGTCCAGAGAGTACGAGGAAACGAAAGTTCTAGACATAAGCAGTCTGATTTCCATGGAGATTAAGAAGAAGAGTTTTGAAGATATTGTAGAGGATATGTAAGAAATATGACGATAATCATAAAATTTTTCAAGGGAGCCATCTACGTTGACAAGTTCGGGCGAAGATACAGGGCACGTACAACGTTCATCATCAAGCAGACCTCATTTACTGAGAGGTTCTTTCTGCCGAATGGAATGCAAGTAGACAAGAAAAGTTGTCTTGAGAAGATAAACGAGAATAGAAAATAGTTGTTGTTGTTATATATAGGGCGAATGCGGTATTCAAGCCGCTACAGATGGTTGCAACGTACCATCCGCCCACCAAGTTTAATTTTAAAAGAAAGGATTTGATTATGAAAAAGTATTTAGTAGAAATCGTGGAGAGAATCACCTACAAGGTATCTCTAGACGCAGCATCATCCGAAGACGCAGAGAATGCCGCAAGACGTTTGTACGATTTGGGTTGTTTGGAGAATGGCGAGTTGGAAAGTGTTTCGTTTGATGTAGTAGAAGAGAAGGAGGGCGTGTAAGATGAAGAAACAGAAATTATTTGTGTTGATTAAGCACGGAGCAGACAACCAAGACTATTCGGGCGTTAATATTATTGGAGTATATCGCACCAAGACCGCAGCCAAGGAGCGGATGGCAGAAGAGGAGGATAATATCCTAGGTTTCTACAAGGAGGAATATCCCGATAACTATGAAGTGTCTGAAGACAAGGACGAATCATCATGGAGCTGCTCATGCAAGGATAGTATTATGTTTGATGAGTTGTTAATAACAGAAAGTGAATTAGATTAATATGGCAAGAAGAAAAATAGAATTGATTGACGAGAGCACAAAGAAAGTTGCCCTCTCACGTATATTCGGCAAGAATTGCGCTAGCAATATTGGCGAGGAAAAGCAGAACTATTGCGGCTATGTAAGTGGAGAAGTGACAGAAGTAGTATTCTTGGGAACCTGTATCGTGATAGAACGCAAAGAGCAGTTTGCCCATACATACAAGTGGAGTGATACCATTTGCAACTCACTTATGCAGACTAATGGCGTGAAGTACAGGAAAGAAGGTTGGGTCAGCTTTAACGAGCAGAAAGACGCCTACTTTGATGTAGATACACGCAGCATATATATCAGATTTCAAACAAAACAAAAACAGAAAGCAGTATGAACAAGCAAGAATTTATCTTCGTCTTCCCTCAGTCGGGGGAGACGATAACAAAGAAAATGAATCCTTTGGCGGTGAAGGATGCAGCCGTGAAGTATCTGAAAATGCAGAACGAGGTAAGAGGAGACATCTGCATCATCAAGAACGCACATGAAGATGTTATAGCCATGGCCTACGTGAGCGACATGATGAAGGTTTCCTTCTTCACCGAGGATGAAAGTGTAAACGACATCAAACCGATAGGAGTAATCGAGGAAGGAGGGGAGAAATGAGCGAAATCAATTTCAAGGCAATACGAGTAAGAACAGGTGCGTGGGTTGATTGTTCCCCTACTATCAGAAATAGCGAAGTTTTTTCTAACCACAAAGAACTTGGCGTAATAAACTCATATTTGATAGACACCAACACCCTCTGTCAATTTACAGGCGCATTGGATTGTAACGGATTTCCTATCTATGAGCATGATTTGCTCAGACAATACGAGGATACAGGCAGCATCTATGAAGTAGTTTGGAATCAAGGCAACACTAGTTTTAGTTTGGTCGATACAGAACACCCTGTTCTCTACCCAAATACTTTAGGGAGAATGTTGCGTAACAGGCAACTAAAAGTTGTTGGCAATAAATTCGAGAAGAAAGGAGGTAAGAAATGAAAGCAAGACTAGCAAAGAAGATACTTCTAGGTTCAGAAAAGAAGAAACGATATTGGACGAAACGAGTGATTAAAGCTTCTTTTGGTTGGAAAGAAGACCACAGAGTTGTGAAAGCACTTCAAATTTATCATCGCAAGAGAAGAAGAAAGGGGGTAAGCTATGAGTAAACAGGAATGGTTTGTACTCTTTATCTTCTTATTCACGATACTGATGGCAATATTAGGTTGAGAATATGGAAAGGGCAAGAATCATAATCTACGATGATTGGGCGATACTCGATGAGACAGAGACCTTCTTCAAGGATAAAGCCTATCTTATCGGTATTGCCAAATCTACCCTTCAGCAGACGCCCGATGCGGTAATTGCTGAAGTATGGGTAAATGACCGGCTGAAAATGAAGTTCCGCATCAATAGCAAGGGAAAGGTTCAGCAATGCAAGGTCAGTCAGCATCCAGGGTGGGGTGGTCGCAGAGAGCGAGCCGGAGCACCGAGCAAGGGCGCAGCTGCCCTCATCTACAGGGTTGTGACGCATGTAAACGAAGAAACGTTTGAGTTTTGCGAATCCCTAGGACGCAACAAAGGCGCGTGGATCAGACAGGCTATAGCCGAGAAACGAGAACGTGAAGACAAGGAAAAAGCAGGGCACTAGGCTCTGCTTTTTCTGTTTCTTCTTGACTTTATCCGTATTGTGAACGCACAAAACGTCCTTTTGGAAGTACGATGTCGCATAATATAACTATGCCATGTGGGACATTTACGAATAGTTCCTAACTTCTTTTCGTATTCATTTTTGGAGTTGATACAACTTTTGTACCACTTCTTAGCTTTTCTAATACTAGTCATACGCTACTTAAATTTAATGATAAAAAACTCAGTATCAAGCCATTTGTCGGGGCATAAGCCTTTCTTAGGTTTGCCGATGGTGATACTCTCAATCTCCTTCTCAATTCGTGGACTATCCTTGCGGTAGCCGTTGATGAAGAGAACGTGGGTGTATTGTTTTGCGATAAAATGGTTACAACGTATCATCTGTTTTAGATAATCAATATCTCCGCTTATCTTTTTATCCATCAAATACTTAGTAGGATTTTTTGCAAAAACATCATAAAGTCGAACTGTCCAGTAACCCTTAATCTCCCGATATTCTTCTTTCTTTTCGCAAGCCACAATCATGTCGAACCATTGCTTGCTGATGGTGAGGGTCAGAACTTTCTTCTTATCCCAATCAGCGACAGCTTCCTTCAAGTACTTATCCATTACCTTTGTCAACCTTTCCATTCTTCTCTTTCATCTTAGCGATGCGTTCATTAAAAGCATCAAATGGTCTAACTCCCTTCCTAAACTCGACAAGCGTACATGGATATTTCGCTTTTGTCTTGTGATAATGCCTGTAGCGGTGTATCTTCCAAAAAGAATTTACGAAGTCCTTACATTTCTTGAAGGTGTAACAACAAGTACAATCCTTACATCTACCTGTCGAATGCGTCCAGCAGTATGCAAAAATGAGACGCTCTTTTATAAAACTTCCCATAAGCCTATAATTTTTCTAATTCTTCCTGTAAGTCATTAACTCTCTTCTCCATTTTGGCGATAACCATCGCTCTCAGTCCTTTGGTAACATCCCTATCGAGAAGGTAATCTACATTGCGAATCTCGTTGTCGCACCTTTCTTCAAGATTAACTCTTAAATCCACAGACGGGTGATTTGCAAACTGCAAAAGCTTTCTTTCATTATCAAGTAGTTCCTTCAGCTGAATAGCTTTCGTTAAATCTTCTTCTTTCATACGCTATGTATTTTTAGTTCAACGACTTCTTTTTACATTTCTCAAATGCTGCCTGTTTCTTCTGCATTATCTTGATGATGGTGTTTTGCACCTTCTCAAGAACAAACTTAGGAGTTTCACCATCACGGATGAAGATAGGGTGCACACCTATGTGGTGGGTTTTATAGAACAACTCATCATCTTCACCTTGAAGTTTGATGTAGATTCTGAATGAAGGCAGGAATAAGTCACTATGACCTTTCTTTCCGGCGTTCTTAGGAGTAACGTACTTGATGTTGTTTCCATCAAGAAACTCCTTTAATCTGTTTAATTTTGTTTCATTCTTCATAACTTTCAATATTATAATTTTCTTTCTTTCAATGTATGTTCCACAAATGAACACAGAAGAGTTTAACAGAAGAATCCATCAGGAATTCCTCCAAAACTCATGTCCTTCTGTATCACCTTTTCATTTTGCTTGCCGTAGATAAGATGTCTGAACCCATCAGAAACAATTCTATCGGTAATTGAGTAAGAACATGCAAGGACTATGAAACCGAGCGTACCAACAACAAAGTCGGCTTTCTTCTTGCCAGTCCTCTTTAATGTCCTTTTCGTTTCTTCTTCGTTTCTAACATCAAAGGAGTGCTTTTCTGCAAGAGTGGAACTTATTTTCCCTTCTCCTATCAGTTTCTTCTTCAACTTAGAAACAGCACCACTACTCATATTGATCGCCTTTTTAAACTGCCCTATCGTGATCGCCTTACCTTTGGCACCGACTTTTCCATCATCAGATGCTTTCATGCAACAGTCCTTGTGCTCGGCAGCACAAATCGGATAGACAAAAAGTTTCTCGTTTATGAGATTGTAGAGTTCCTTCATCGTGTACTCCTTCACTTCAAACTTACAGACCATTGCTCCATGATACTCTTTGTTCTTCCGAGTCCACTTTGTTGTATGGTCACGGAAAGAGGAGACAACAACCTTGTTGCCATCTATGGTAAACAGGTCGCTATCTTTCATGTCTTGAATAAGTCTTTGAGCTTTTGGTCTTCCAATACGTAATCCTTTGCGCAATTTGTATTCTGTTACGTTCCAAATCACGGAATTGCTATGCTGCATTTTGAACCATATCGCCAGCGCAAGAAGTTCCTTCATGCTCTTGCTCGAAGAGTATGTCTTAAGAAGTTCTATGGTGACGTTTATATACTGCATAGCAAACAAAAATTGGGGAAAGAAAAAACCGACCCTCTTCTAACGGCTTAATCAATCCCCTATATTGTAATACCTATTGAAAGTATTGAAGTTTCACAAATGTTGTATCAACAAGATAGAGGGCGAAAATCTGTATTGACGAGTGCAAAAGTAAGAAAAGTATTTGAAACCGCCAAATTTCAACTTTTGCAAAATATAGTTAAAAAGTAATGAAAAATTTGTGCTATAAAAATGTTATCACTATCTTTGCACCCGAAAGATAAGTGGCTGATATAGACAGTTTTGTGAGAAATTGGTTGTGACCCCAACGGAATCACTATAATAAGCAAAATGAAACTTATTTGTACAAAATTAGCATGGGAGAACAATGGTAGTAAGCTGCTTATTTATAGGCACTTATCCCTGTTGTTCTTTTTTGTTTTTAAATATATTTTATCACTTATTCCTCTTTTATGTACTCTTTTCGTAAATAGCTGCTAATCAATATGTTATGAATTTGGTGTATTGAGAAATCATCCATGTGTGTTACAAATGTGTTATCAAAAAGCGCTAATGTGTTACCAGAATAGAGAAGTTGAAATCCTTAATGACCATAATGACCGTGACCTTAATGACCGGAAAACGGCCCTAAACATTTATTTGTTTTTCTGA